CCGGCAAAGTTACTTTCGCTAAAACTGTTAAACTGTAAATCAGTAACAAGACTATCAACAATCAATCCTGTATCTCTACTACATTTAGCTTTGTCGTAGGTGAATGGAGTCGAATTATACTGTTGGTCAATATAGGCAATAACTTCTTCGGTTAGAAACTTCTTATTTTTCAATAATAGATCAAAAGCCGCAGTAGTAGCAGTTGTCTGAGTTGCAGTATTTGCTATCGGTGTAGGTGCATAGGCAGTTTTAGGACCAAGTTGGATGATGTTTGTGATAGTTGAAACACTTGCACCTAGAGTATTTGCCTCAACAACTGTTGCAGAAGTTATGCCAAACACCTGAGGAACTGCTGTCTGTAGATAACTTACAGGAATATTTTGTACCACCTGACCTGCAATGGTTGCTAGATGTTGGAACGCATCAATAGTTTGAGTTTGCTCGTATGGAATAACCGTAGTTGCAGTATTCCACCAATAATAGTATTGAGCATTTTGTACTGCCTGTCGATTACCGCCGTGGATAAGGTCGAAGCAAACAGCATCAAGTAGATAACTGGTATCTCTTACACACTTGGCTTTGCTATATTGAAGTCCAGGTTGGGTAGCATCTGTATAGGCAATAAGTTCTTTGGCGATATAATCTTTGTTTGCATTTAAAATAGTAACAGTATCATATGCACTTTGTATACCTACTGGATAACCGTTAGGGATAATTCTATCTGTCCACTTGCCGTCATTTCTTTGAATGATAGTTGCGATGTTGGTAAACTCATCATAGATAAATTTAGCCTCAATTGGTGTACCGCAATTGGCCAAAGTTGTCTGTGTACCTGTAGAATATCTTGGTACTAGGTCATCAGCTGGTGTTATGTTTTGAATAATCTTAACACAGAGATCTCTTAGATAATACATTGCACTGACTTCTGCCCAAGCACGAAGTCTATGATCGCCACTATGTTGTTTAAAATATTGTAATCCAGCAAAGGTTGATTGGCTATGTCCTGCTGTAGGGTATAGCAGGTCAAACGCAATACTATCAATGATTAAACCTAAGTCTCTACGGCATTTAATCTTGTTATAACCAAAACTTTGGAAGGTAGTATTAATCCAATTGATAGTATCTTCTTGTATGAATTGTCTGTTAGCCTGCAATAGTATTTCGGCACTGATATAGGCTTCATCTGGGTTTGATCCTACATAGATCTGCGGAGCAACACTGGGTCCGTTGGCAATAATGTTAGTAACAATATCAAACAAGTTAGTTATTACACCAACTGCTATAGAACCGCCTGTAAGTACAGTATTTCTAACCTGTGAATTTAAGGCACTGGTTACACCTAGGTGGCTTAACAGGTCTGTACAGGTTTGATTTACAACAACCTGCTTACATAGGCTTCCAAGATAATCAATTGCACTGGTTGTTTGTGATTCTTGTCCAGCAATCTTACTAACTGCACCGTTCCAGTAGGCAAGTCCGCTTTCGACAGATTTCTGATTTCCGCCAAATGCCATATCATAGCTCATATTCTCAACTAAGATACCAACATCTCGATAACAGAATTCTCTTGAGTAGATAAACTTGCCGGCAGTTGCATTAATGTAGGCAATTGTTTCTGCTACAATAAATTGTCTATTTGCCTGTAGCAATGCACAGGCATTTTGAATTGATATAACTGGACTACGATCAACAGGCATTGGATATTGTGGTCCAGCTGCCGATGGGCCGTTGCGAATAATATTTGTTATCGTATCAATACTATCTTGGAGTAGATTTACTGCATCCTGTGTTGATGCATTGTAACCTAGATAGACTTGAGGATATGTTCCCTGATACGGAGTAAGAATTGGTTGTCCTAATACAATGTTGGGAATAATACTCTTGATAAAATTATAGGCTGCGGTAGTTTCTGGAATTTCTCTAGGAATCGCAGATGACGCACCATCATAGCCCCAATAGTAAACACCAGATTTGATACTTTGTTTATTGCCGCCATTTAAAAGGTCAAAGCTAACGCTATTAATAATATAGCCTATATCTCGATAGCAGGTGCTTGTGTTAAATTCAAATGCAGGATACTTGTTGTAGATGTAATTAACTGCCATCAACTGTATTGTTGCAGTATTGGCTTGGATAGCTTTATAAGCCGCCCATGTAGCCGCATCTGTACTGGTTGTTAAATTGTTAGAAACAATTTGATCAGTTACTCCAACAGTACCATTGTTTAAAATATTAGTTACAGTGTTGAATAGAGTTGCAATAGTTCCTGTAACACTATATGCATTAACTGATTGAACAAGACTAATTACAAGATTTCTTGCATAGTTAATTGCTTCGGTAGTAGTTGTTAGTTCGCCTTGTATAGCACCGGTGCGGCCTACATCTTGACTCCAGTATTGTAAACCAGCAAATGTACTTTCACTTGCAGAATGATTATAAACTGTAGAATACATTAAATCAAGTGCAATACTATCAACAATCAATCCTGTATCACGAGCACATTTTGTTTGATTATAAACAAATGTACCTGTGTTAAATGTTTGATCAACAAAGGCTACAACTTGTTCTTGTAAGAAAGGTTTGTTGGCCAATAATAATGTTCGAGCATCAAAGAATCCTGGATCTTGTTCAGTTACTTCCAAGCTCATTCCTAATTCAACAGTACCAGTAGATAGTGTAACTAGGATAGTTGAAGTATTAGCATCCCATGAAGAAATACCGACAGCGTCGGGAACTTGAATAGTTTGGTTAGGAACAAATAGCGTACCGTCCTTTAACCACGGACCGCTCTGATTGGTACAGTTTTGAATGTATGGTGAGTGGAATAGGTCGATACGATCGTTACCGGTTAGTGGAGGAAATGCTGTTGCGTATGCTCCTCGATTAGTACCAGCTGTGTATTGTCCCTCTAATAGTCCACTACGACCATTTAAGAAATTCATGAACGCAAGATAGCAACCACTGTTAACATGGAATAAGTCTTGTGTTTTATTAATTGGTTCTACAAAAGTTGTACGAAGGTCTGAACCCATAACACTGGTGTAGGGTTTCATTTCTAACGGATTGTTTTCTAAGTAGTGGCCCGGACTTACGCGAATTTGTGTACCTGATTGATAGTATGGGCTGTTTATTGCTCCACCGATTGTACGGCATGCACGACTTGCATCCATAGCTCGACCATCGTTAGTGTCGTCACCGTCTACTGTAACATACAACACATTGGTTACAACTGGGGCAGTACCAATTGGATTTTTACCTCTAACACGGATATCGCTGAAGATATCAGTCATCGGCACCTCAGGTCTGATCTCAATATTCTCGCCTGGGTTACTTGTAATTACATTGGTATAAATCTTCTCAAGGAATGCCTGTTCCCAACGAGCAGTAGCTTCTCCAATTTGAAATTGATTGTCTGCGTTAGGGTAAATGTTTGCACTAGCAATATTACCTAAGACATTCAGGTTGTTGCCCAGGTTAACTTCGCCAACAATACCTGCGCCCCCTGCAACTGTTAATGCTCCAGTTTCTGGACTAGTACTAGGAGTTGCCGCCACGATGGCTGCTTGATCAGTAGTAAGTATTCCTGTAGAAGGGTTATAGGTCAGCCCACCCTTTATTCCAATATTGTCACCATATAGGTAAGTACCAACACCTAATTGATCAGTAAATGTTGGATAAAATACTTGATCAATGTTAGTAGCTGTAACGATTAACTGTTGTGAAGTAGTTGCTTGACTGACGCGACCATAGATGTATCCGCCGACGTTCAAGTCTTTTTCAATACCAACACCACCTGCAAGATATAGCTGTGCCAGCGTTCTTTGATATGTTCCGTTGGCACCACCGAACGCAACATAGCCTGGGCCGATATATACATTATCGTCTAGGCCGAACGGGTTTGGAGGACTACCGACGTTTTTTGGTGCAGGTAAGATATGTATGTTGGTAGCTGTATCACCTAGAACAGTCAATGTTCCTGTGATAATAGCATTGCCACCGACTGTGGCATTTCCAGAAATATTAGTCTGTGTAGAATTAATAACTGTTGTACCAGTACCGGCATTGATTGTTATATTTCCACCGCCAGTAATGGTGATATTTCCACCACCACCTAGGGTTACATTACCGCCTGGTGCAGAAATTCCATAATTACCGCTTGGGGTAGTTGACCGTGTTCCTGAAACTCTTACTGTAGACATTTAATATTCCTTTAGAGTATTTATTGTTTTAGTGAATTCGCATTTCAACCGAACCAATATATACCCCATCTTTATGAGGCCAATGTGGATGACTTTGAAATCTTAACAAGACTCCAAAAGTCGGATCCATTATATTTGCACTTGTTAACTCGCTTGTATTCCATAAATCGTTGTCGCTGCCATATAATTTAATAGGATCAAGATTTAAATTTGCTCGGCTGTCACCTATAGTATCACCTAATACCAACTGCACTAGATCATCTGTAATTCTTGCTCGACGATTCATTGTTAATCTAAGTTCTATGCCCGATATTATATCAGGCAAATTGTTAAAATTGAAACCTTGTAATTTTAAGAACCAAGTTTTCATCGTTACATCAGTCTTGGGACTTCTCGCAATATGCTGAAGATCTCTAACAGTTCTTAAAGCTGTACGATTGTTTAAATTATTCCATGCTACATGTACATCATCTGCGCCAGATTCGGGATATTGAGAAATTTGAGTTGGAAGTGTCCAAGTAGTGGTCATACCAATATTTACCTGATTTCAAAGTATACGCACAAAATGAAAGGGCTCCGAAGAGCCCTTTGGTAGTATTAATTTTAAAAATTAAACATTAGCAAGTGTAACAACTGTACCAGTTGCGGCACCTAAGGTCCATCCTGTAGCATGACTATTGGCAATCAAGAAGCTACCACTAGCTGTTGACTGTGATAGAACTGCCTTGTGTGCTGTTAGTTTTGTAACATAGTATGTGCTACCATTGAAGTCTGTAGCAACAATGTTCATTTGACCAGCTGTTAGTGTACTTGTGTTTACTAGGCGGCATTGACCAATGCCTTCGCTAGTCTTAACTAGATAACGATGGCTTGCTTCTTGTTTAACAATGTCAGCAAGTTTAGCACCAGTACCGCCATTTCTTGCCAATAGGTATGCATTGACTTTAAGAGCGTTGTAGTTAGATGCTGTTAATGTAACACTATAAGCAAAACCAGAACCTGCACTACTAAACGCAATTGCTAATGAAGCTGTTGATAAGTTCATTGTTTTAAATAATGTAACAGAATTTGTTCCAACAGCAGTAACATAGTTATTAGCTTGCATGCCGTATGGTGCGGATGCCAACATACCTTCATAAATTCCAGCAACACTTGTCATGTTTGTTAGTGTATAGCTTGCATTTGTTGACGTGCCAACAGTATTAACAGTTGCCGCACCTGCTGCTGACGCTGACGGGGCAGATGTATAACCTGTACCAGCATCATCGATAACAACCGCAGTTATTCCAAATGCACCAGTTCCGTTAGATGTGAATGTGGCATGACCAGTTGCTCTACGACCAGTTGGCTCTTGTGGTGTTGAGAATGTTATTGTAGCACCTTTAGAGTAATTAGTGCCACTATTGCTAACGCTAACGCTAGCAACACCTTCTCCGCCAATACCAGAATTGATACCGACATTTTTAAATTGTTCGTTGTTTAAGTTACCAAAAAATTTGGCTTTAATTGGGCGTCCCATTTTGTTTCTCCTTTATTTAAATGGCGTTCTAGGCCGTACGCAGAGGGTACTGCATAATAATCTAGACACTGTATTTAACAAAAAACGCCCCGAAGGGCGTTTTTTATTTTGTTTACTAAAAGTAACGGATTACTTGAAGCTTACATTTGCACTTGTGATTGCAACTTTACCTAGATAATCGGCAGCGTTACCTAGAGAAGAAGCAGTATTTGTCAACTGGACATAGCCGTAGCGTGTCAAGAAGCCAACTACTGGTTCGAATGTTGCTGGATCAAGAACAACACCAGAACTCATCAATGGAATATAAGGGCAATAGAACGCGGCTGCATCAGCTTCGCTAGCACCTTTATAACCAATTAGAACTTGGTTTAGATCGTCTGTATCTGACTTGTATGCGTCAACATAAATGCGCATAGCGCCATTCAATGTACCAACGAACTTAGTGTTTGTTGGAGCTTCGAATGTACCTTCTGTTGTACGAGCAAATGCGCTAGTAGTAGCAGATTGTAGAATTGTCAATGCTTGGTTAGAAACAACAGCCCAGTTACCTGCGCCACGACGTGTTCTTTGAGCGATCAAGTTAGAAACACGGTTGATTTGGATTGCCAATGCGGCATGCTCATCACCAACGAATGTTGCTGTACCAGATACTAAAGATTGGTCATATGTTTCTTCAACATTAGCTAGACCACGAAGACTTGCTAGAATTTCTTGATCGATTTCAGCTGTAATTTCTTGAGCTAAAGCGGCCATGATTTCTGCTTCGATATCAATACCTTGTTGTGCTTGTGCGTCTTGAGCGGCCTCGAATGTCCAACGAGCAGATAGCTTGCGGCTCTTTGCTTCGACTGGTGTTTTCAAGATTTGAATGCTCATACGCTTGCCTGGTTGACCTTCTAGTTGTGATGTTGTGTTAGCCGCTGGGTTAGCGTCAACATTATTACCAGAATATGCACTAGCAATCTTGAATGGGCTTAGAGCTTCTTCACCTGCTGTTACATTGTCTCCAGAGTCTGCGTAACGGACACGCAATGTATGGATTTGACCAACTGGACCAGTCATTGGCTGAACGCCGATGATCTCGTTGGCAATAACTGTAGGCATAACACGACGGATAACTGGTAGAATAACACGGTTAAGTGTTGCTACATTACCTGCACTTGTTGCACCTGCTGTTGCGCTTTCAGCCAAACTGCGGCGTGTGTTTTCTAGGCAAACTGCCATAGAAGCACGACGGTTACCTTGTAGGCCTTCAAGCAGAGCTTCTTTGGTCTCTGACCATCTTTCATTTAATAGTTGTGACATTTATGTCTCCTTGAATATAAATTATTTTAAACCCGCCAACTTGCGGATGTCTAAAATATTGTCTAAGCCTACCTCGGGCTTGCTTTCACGATTTCCTGTTACTTCAGTACCTTCACTCAACATTGCTTTTTTAGTAGCAACAGTGCGTGACTGTCCTTCCATAACTGCTGGTAGGTATTTATCGAAAGCCTCACTCAATTTCTTAGTCTGTACAGACTCTAGAAGTTCTTTCATGATAACTCTCTTGTCGGCACTTAAGGGTGCTAACATTTCAGCCATAACATTTTTACGCTCCATCAAATCTTTTGTCACGCGGATTTCTCTTTGTGTAGACTCGACTAATTGAGCTTTTTCTGCTATTGCTTGATTTGCTTCTGCTAGTTCATGTTCTTTCTTCTGAATAATTTTTAACAATTTACTTGTTTCAGATTTTTCATTTAGATATGAACCTGCAAATTCCTGCGCAAACGCTTCGTAAATTTTACGACCAAAATCGTTTTCACGGCTACTATCGATATCTTCTTTCAATTGCTTGATTTCAGATGTCAATTTTTTAGTAACTGTGTTTTCAACAACTTTAGCGGCACGCTTTACAAAGTTTTGTTTGATATCTTCAAATTTGCTCTTAGCTTCACGGACTAACTTAACTTTCGTTTCAGCTAGATCCTTCTTGTCTACAGCGAACTCTTTGATTTCTTTAGCTAGAGCATGTACAACGAACTGCTCTAACTTTCCAAAGTTCTCAGAAACTTTCTTGCGATCATTCTGGAACTCTACTAACTCTTTGCCTAATTGATTCATGACAAAACCTTCTAGCTTTATAGCATCGTTCTTTACCTTTGCTTGGTAACGAGCTTTTGCTTCGGCTAGAGCCTTCTTGTCCTCATGCAATTCAGACATTTCAGCAGCCAATCTATCGCCTAACATCTTGTCGATTGCTTCTACCATCATGCTTTTATCATGATTGTATTTTTGTGCAAACTCTTCACGAAGTTCTGCGGTAACTTGGTCGCGATTCTCTTTAAGTCTTTCAGCAAGTGCAGATTCAATAACAGATTTTGTTTCTTCTGTCATCAACCCTGACTCAACTAATTGTTTGAATGCGTCCATTTATTTCTCCTCGGGCTTATTTTAGACCTTTAATAATTTGAAGAAGTGATTCTTTCAAATATTTCTGGGCCTTTGGATCTTCTTTAACTTCTTGTGCAACTGTAAACGCCCTGTTCCCGCCACGAACATTCATTAGATGTTCATAAACTGGTGTCGGATACGCTCCTGGAGCACTGGGTTGGGCAACCACATCTACTGTGATAATCTCGAAATCTGATACATGGCCGTTCATGTCGTTAACATTGCCGCTACCACGAGAACTTACACCAAGTTTTACTCCGCTTTCAAGCATAGTACGAACTAAGTTACCCATCGGTGTAGGCAAAATTTTCATCTTGCCATAACCATTAGGACCCTCCATCCACATCTGAGTAATCATATGGGATACACGGTCCAAATTCACTTTAAGATCATCGGGATGATCAACTTCACCTAACACACTATAACCATTTACAATCTGATCATTGAGTGTTTTAACTGCTCTTTCAATTTCGTCTACAGGGTAAACTCGTTGATTGGCATTACGGATACCACCTTGAATAGCGATGCCTTTTAAGTAAAGACTCTTGCCATCCTTTTCATCAGACTCAAGAATAACTCCAGCCTGATCAAAACTTAGGTGTTCGCGTAGATATGAAATTTGTTTCATCCGTAGTCTCTAATTATCTGCTTTGTGGAAGGAATTGACGCTTTGTAGCTGGATCAATACTTGTTTGACCTGCCTTGTCACCTGTACCAGCACCTACTGGGCCTGGGCCAGAACCTTTCTTCTCAGCACCGTGGCCACCAGCAACTTTAGATAGATTCTTTACACCCATCTTGCCGCCTGGAACATTACCATTGATGCTAGCAAACTTTTCACTCTTTTCTGGAGTGATACCTTTGTTTACTTTGTTAGGGCTTGTACCTGTGTTGTTGCCTTCACCTGTAGCGCCTTTAGCGATGTTAGCCGCTGTAGCACCAGTTGTTGGCTTACCTTTGCCAGAACTGATTGGGCTACGGCCTTCAACTGGAGCACCGTCTTTTTCACCAGTGCCAGCACCTAGGTATTGACCCTGTGTTTTCATGCTGTTCTTTTCCCAGTCGTTACCAACTTTCTCAACATACTCACGAGTTAAACGACGGCCTTCCATGAAGCCCATAGACTCATCTTCGTCGCCCATTTCGTCGCCCATTTCATCTTCTTCGTCACCGAACTCGTCGTCCATTCCCATGCCGTCTTCTTCACCGCCTTGGGCTTGTTCTAGTTCAGCAAATGCCGCTTCTAGTTCAGCGATAGCATTTTTAATATCAAAAATTGCTTTGTCTTCTTGACCTTCAGGTCCATGTTCGCCATCTTCTGGGGAATCAAAGTTGTCGCCATCGGCAGAAACATCACCACCGAAGTCATCTGTTTCGTCGCCAGTTTCGTCGGCATCCATCATGTAAGAATCTTCTAATTCTTCTTGTGACTCGTCCATTTCTTCGTCATCAGCAGATTCGTCCATTTCTTCGTCATCAGCAGATTCGTCCATGTCCTCATCGGCGGCTTCATCCATTTCCTCATCTTCTTCAGCGATCAGGTTTTCATAAATTGTGCGTGACTTCTCTACAACGATTTCATGGAATAGTTCATTGGCTTTATCCATTTCTTCGTTAACTAGATAGTCTAATAATTGTTCAAATTTTGTAGACATTGCGTTATTCTCCTTAATGTGGTTGCGGCAAGGCTGTGTTGTATTTACACAGTTGGTAAAATCAATGTTGGAAATAGGCCGAAAACAGACGGTTTTCGACTCGTACGATAGAATTTTATTCTACTTTGACATATTCTTTGTTAAAAATATTTAGTTTTTAATCAAAGATATTAAAGTATGTGTTATTGAGCAGCCGCATCGGGCGGTGGCGCCGCATACATTTTTCTAACTAACCCTAACTCTTCTTTCTTTTCTTTCTCACGAGCATCGCCTGCTTTGCGCAGTTCATTAATCATTTCTAGAGTCAAACGAGTCTTTCTTAGGTCTTTCTGACGCAAAACGCTTGTGTCATTTTGGCTAAGATAGCGGTTATCATCCTGTGGATCAGCATGATCTTTATCAAAGTAAACAAATTCTCTTAATAACATAGTAGTGTTATTTATAGATTATTGGGCAGGAGGAGTAGGTGCGGCTTCTCCACCATCCACAGGAGCAGAGCCTGTTTCACCGCCTTCTGTTGGTATAGGTTCTTGACTTCCTGACAGATCTGCAATATCACCCGCCATACCGTTAGCAGTTATACCTGCACTACGGAGTTCAGCACTAGCCGATAAGTTAGTATCTTCGTCAATATTTTCTTCTTTCCATAGTGATTCGTTTTCTGCAACCTCTTCTGCTGTTAGACCTAAGAAGCGTTTAAGGGCAAAGCGTTTGCTGATCATAGGAATAGCAACCATGGTATTAAATGTATTAACACGGGCTGTATCCATTTCACTTTGACGATATGCGGCAAAATTCTGTGGTGGATTAAATTTAAGGTCGAAAATATTGCTGTCTACATTGATACCTTTGGCATGTAAGTACAGCTTAAACTCTGTATCAAAAGGCGAATTCATTAGACTTTGTAAGCGTTCGCAGTATTTGTTAAACCTTAATTCTTGTATATAACTGGTACCAACTCTTCCGTCATTAAAGTTTGAGCCGCCTTCATCTGCGCCAGTAGGTAAGTAACTGCTAGGAATCCGCAGAGCTCTAAACAATTTGTTCGTAAAGTATTTAAGATCATCGATCTCTCCTAAGTTTGTACCGCCTGGTAAAATTTCAACTTTACTTCCTCGGCCTTCTGCTGTTTGAGGGAAGAAATAATCTTCGTTAATGCTCAACGGATTATAACTTGCATCAATAACACTCTGACTTCCGCCTGTACTGCTAGGAATACGGCGTTGATTTACTTCGTTTTTAACACGCTCAACAAAGCTCATGGCCAAGTGGCTGGGCATGTTACCCACGTCAATATAGAACACCCGGCGTTCGGGGGCTCTTTGTACACGATAGATAATAATCGCATCTTCTAACAATTCTTTTTGTTTAAAAACTTTAAAGATACTTTCCATTAGACTATTACCAAATGGGAAATTGTTATCTAGACCTTCACTCATCGATATATGTATCACATGGCGAGCATCAATTGCATATTGATTTTGATTTTGTGTAAATCTACTGCTACTATTAGCCGCAGGATATGATCCTGTCATACCTCTAGCACCACCACTGCTACCGCCGCCTGATCCATAACCGCCGCCAAATTGGTTGCCACCACCATTTTGGTTGCTAGGTTGGATAGCTGTTGTTGCTAGTGTTTCAAAATTAGGATTAAAATCACGGATGTGATACTGTTCAGGTTTTTTGCCTTCTGATTCATTGACAATAATTTTATCTACTTTGGCAGGATCTACATACATCCAGCTCTGTGTTTCTGGATCGCGTACAAAGAACACATCACCATATTTGAAAGCATTGCGAACAATTTTAAAGATACGGATATCAAATTTATTCAGTTTGGTCCACTGCTGTAGGTACTTTTTAATGATCTTAATTTCAGTACTAGTTGCCTGTTCTTTGAAAAAGATCTGGAAAGGAGTTCCATTTTCGTCGCTAGTCTGGCTACAGAATTCAGCCAAAATATCAAAGGCAGCATTAACTTCGCTGTCACTATCCATTGTATCGTACTGACCATAACGCTCTAAACGATTAGGATGTCCTGCATAAACATCAGGCAGGTAGCTGGAATAGTTTGTACGACTGGGATTGTTGCCCATGCTAGACATTGCTCCGCTGATTGGACTTAATGATCCTGCGGTATTAACGGGTGTGAAGTACTTTTTCCAACTCATATTTTATTCTCTCTTAAGCAAACAAGTTACCATTTAGATTTTTGGTAGCTTCATGTGTGCGTTTTGTATTGTCAGCAGTATCTCTTAAGTAGGCAAGCATCTGCGTCATAGTCTTATTTAAGGCAAGTGTCTCTTCAGCAGAAGTTTTTCCAGAAGATGATGTTTCAGCTTTTTTCTTATCTTCTGCTTCTTTGGCCTTTTTAGCTTCTTCTGCCTTCTTAGTTTCTTCTGCTTTCTTGGCTTCTGGTGTTGAACCTTCTCCAGCTTTGCCGCCTAGATATTCTCCTCCCATTTTGCCAAGGGCTCCTCCTCCAAACCCACCTGCCAGCCCACCAAGTGCGCCGCCTATAATAGTACCTACACCTGGGAATATCATTGTACCAATAGCGGCGCCTGCGGCTGCGCCACCCCATCCGCCTGCGGCTCCACCAGCTAATTCTCCCACAGCACCACCCTCTTGTTTACTAGCTTCTTGTCCGGTAATCTTGCCTGCTTTCTTTTGGGCTTCGATGTCCTGGATATCGCTAGCCAAAGTCAACCCGCCCATTATTGTGCCTGCGATACCGGCACCTTTAATAAATTTACCTATATTTTTTACCGAATCTAACCCTTTCTTCAATACACCGCCCTTACTAGGAGTACCGCTTTTATTAGGAGTACCACCTTTGCCACTTTTATCTGGGCCGCCGACATCGGGAATCTCAATACCGCCAGCACTGCCGCCAACAACGATTACATGCATAGGATTAGTTTTAGATCCAAGAGGACCTAATCCGCCGCCGATCCGGCCTCCGGTTGCCGCTGACAATGCACCGCCTACCATACTAGACCCTTTTGATACAGCTAGTAGTGCTAGTCCTCCAGCAAGTGCGGCTATCAATATTTTACTAGTCGAACTTAGTTGTGTAAACCAATTGACTGCATCTTTGATTCCGTTAGCAAATGCAGTGATTGCAGGAGTTACAAGAGCAATCAACGGAGTAAACATTCTTAAAATAGCCTGTCCTGCTTCTTGCATGGCTTTATTAGCCTGTGTCATAGCAGCCGCTTGAGACAAATCTCTAGCCGCTTTTTCTTTTTCTCGTTCAGCATCACGCTTGTCAAAATCAGCTTTTGTAGTCAATCCAGCCTGTTGATTCTTTGCAACTGTGATAGTTGCATCTGACATTTTTTTCAATCCGTCGTTGGTACTAAAGACTGCTGTAGGAATTTTGCTTAGAGCATCGCCTGCTTCACGCTGACTCTTAGCAGATGCTTCTCTAAATTCTTTGCTATCTCGACCATATTGTTTTGCAATATTCTGTAGATTAGCAATAGTACCTGCTGCCTGTCCTGCTGTTGCGGTCAACATCTGTCCTGCTTCGCCGGTAACTGCACGGCCTTGTGCCTGTGCTAGAACAATATCTCGGCCCGCTTGGCCGTATAGTGTACCAGCTTCTTCCATGGCTGCGCTGAATGCATCTCTATCTTCCGTTGTCATGCGAGCCATTGTCATCTGAACGTCAGCTTCAAACATTGCCTGCTTTAACTGTTTCTCTTGTTCTTCTCGACTCTTGCCAGTAATGTCTGCTAGACGATCTAATTGGTCAAGATATGCACCAGCAGATGCCTGTAACTTTTTAGAACTTTCTAAATCACTTCTACTGCTAACACCAGTTACAGCAATATAGTTTGATAGACTTTCGTTGACACCTTCTGTGGTGTAGCCCATGGCCAACAATTGACTACCTAAGTCACTACTGATAACTCCGTGACTGAATTTGGCAAAAGATTTAGCACCTTCGTTAACACTACCACCTAAGGTGACAAAGTTTGCACTGTTCTTGGACATTAGATTTGTAAATTGATCTAAAGTCAAATAACTATTTGCCGCCGCCGTTCTGAGGTCAGTTAAACTTCCGCCGAAGTTAACACCTGCATTGGTCATTTTTTGGTATGACTCTAGACCCTTTTGTTGAAAATCAACCACCCTAGAAAACAGTCCGGTAGCAATGCCCAGTATTGGATTTAGTTTACCAAATGCATTAGACACATCACTAACACTGGCAGTACCTTGAATGAACTTGCCAATCATAGGAGATACTGCACGGTCTAGTTGATTAAATTCGTCGGCAGTTTCTTGTCCAGCAGTTCTTAACAAACTAAACATACTGGTAGTCTGTACGGTACTCTGACCGATATTTCTTAGACCATTATTGGCCTGAGCTACCATTGCAGGATCTAGTCCACTCTTTTGAGCTAGATTCTTAATGTTTTCAATGCTTTGCTTATTGGCTGTTAGACTACTTTGCAATAATAACCGCAGAGTCGCTTCCGTGGCGGCATTATTGAGCGATATGTCTTTTACGCCATCTGCACCTGTTATCGATCCGGTTACTTCTGCCATTGTTTTTCCGAGGTTATATGCATAGATAAATAGATGTAGCAATAACTACACAACTTATCTTTAAGTTATTTATTCGGAGAAAAACCATGGATTCTACAATTACCAAACCAGTAAACCCGTTGAGCAGTTTTATGCGTCAACCAAAAATCTTTATTAGGTTACCTAGTCAAGGTGAGTACTGGCCTGCCGGTAGTTTGGCAACAACAGAAACAGGAGAACTGCCTGTTTACTCAATGACAGCCAAAGATGAAATGATGTTGAAAATACCCGATGCTCTAATGAATGGACAGGCAGTAGTAGATGTTATTGAACACTGTGTTCCCAGCATAAAAAATGCCTGGCATATACCCGCAATTGACATGGACATTATTTTGATTGCCATTCGACTGGCCACCTATGGTGAAAAGATGACTACTCCGTTAGAATTTGGTGACGTTGCCATGGACTATCAAGTTGACCTTAGAACAATTATGGACACCCTGATGAATCAAATCGGGTGGGATCCTGTAGTATCTGTGAACGATCAACTGACTGTATTTGTACGACCATTGAATTATAAGCAGATCACTGCTACTGCATTACAGACATTTGAAACTCAAAGAATCATGCAGATTGCCAATAACGAAACAATGACAGAAGACGACAAGTTAAAGATGTTTAAAGAAAGTTTTAATCGCCTAACAGATTCGACTATTGGTATGATCGGTAGTAGTATCTATAGAGTTGATACTATTGCGGGATCAACTGAAGATCCGGGCTATATTAAAGAATTTGTGGACAACATGGACAAGGACATGTTTAATAAAATCCAGGATCACTTGGAAACTCTAAGAGAACAGAATACAGTTAAACCCATCCATGTTCCTGTCAGCGAAGATATGAAAGCCCAGGGCATTACTGGAGAGACTGTTGAAATTCCTCTAGTGTTTGATGCTTCAACTTTTTTCGTATAAGGCTTTTACACTGTAGCACATCAGAAATTGATAGTGTTGTTTTAGAGTACGATAATAGTGTAAAAGCCATAAAAGACGATCTATTTAGGCTTTGTTGGTTTATGAGAGGCGGACTAAGCTATAGCGAAAGTTTAATGCTAACCAATGAAGACAGAGATATTCTGGCTAAGATTATAGAAAGTAATCTAGAAACAGCCAAAGAAAGCGGCATGCCTTTCTTTTAAATATCCATATCTAAGAAACGACTACGATAGCCTACACGACTTTCTGCTGTAGGGGCCGCACCTGCTAGTGCGTCAAATTGTTGTTTTCCGTAGTTAACTACCTGTGCTCTACGATCACTACGCACCTGTTTTACTGTAGAGACCGCTTGATCTACAGCCTTGCGTCCTTCTGGAGCACCCATTCTAGCACGGGTGTTGCCCGCTGGTGCTTGTGTCGCATCTGGTGCGGCTGGCGGTTCTTCAGCCGGAGCACCCGCTGCCGGAGCACCCGCTGCCGGAGCACCCGCTGCCGGAGGTGTAGTAGCTTGACCAGATGGGGGTGTTGTTGCAGCCGGTTGTTGTCCTTGCGCAGGTTCAGGCGACGGTGTTGGTTCAATCCTACCGTCGCCTGCATCTTGAGGATTTGCTTGCTGTGTATTTTGAGAAGGAGCACTAGTTGCTGCCGGCTGTGCAGTAGCACTAGGTGCGGCTCCATTTGCTGGAGTAGTTGCTTGAGTATTCTGAGCAGGTGCAGGTTGTTGCTGTCCGCCACCTGTTACAGCATTATAGGCGCCTTGTTGTGCCTGTTGTTTACCTTGAGAGTATCGTTGTTTAACACCCTGGTATGCACCTTTAATACCACCTACAGCTTGTCCAACGCCAGATGCAACCTGTCCGATCCCTTTACCTACTCCGGCAAAGCTCAGTTCATCTAACTGTTGATTTTCTAATATTAGTTCATTAATAAGCATACAAGGAATTCCTTAAAGATTGTTATCTTTTATTTATAAACGAACTGCGTTCGTTTGCTCTTTCGCTCACGCTCAGAGCATATTTACATCGAAGATGTTTAAGTATTATCCAGATTCTTTGGTCACACTTCGCCCGCTCAGGGCGAAAATGACATTATCCGAGTTCGAACAGTCACTTAGTGTTAGAGCGTTACAGTGGCGGTTGACCGGTACCACGAGCTCTGTCTTCATTCAACGGCAATATACAGATGCACACTAACGCATTTGTATATCCAGGGTTTTTCTCCCTTCCTTCTTGCCTTTTTCTATATCTTCAAACAATCAAACCGCGGCGAATTTGCGATCTTGGTCCTGTAAAGGATACTGATTGAGTACTCTTAACGGCGAGAGATTTCCATCCCTGTGACCCGAGGTCCAGGTTTAGGGCGCACGAAATTAGCCTGCGCTTGCTTTTTACCGTTTAAGTAAACTAAATTTTCTTGATTATGTGGGAGCCATGTACACGGACCTGTATATGTCCATTATAGTAGTCTGTAGATTCTAGTACTTTGCGGTCGAATTGTTCGCGGGCCTCAATGTAACTACATTCTGATTTGCTTTTGCAATAATACAGTATTTCTCTAGTGAAGTTGTCTTTGCCTAACTGTTCAACATCTTTGTTTAATTCAATGTTAGATCCATAATATTCTTGCCAGTCACTATCTATTTTACTTCTGATTTTCTTCTTTTTCTTCGTGCCGTTCTTTAACTTTACAGTCTTGTAGGTCGTTTTACTAAATTTTGCTAATTTTTTGCCAATATATTTTCTATTTGTAGTATTGTTAGTGATAATGTAAACAAAGCCTATACAATCCTCAGGAAGAGTCTCCACTACTTGATTTTGATAAAGCCATGTCATTTAATTTTTTCTTCTTTACTTCTCTATTTTTCTCTCGCTTGGCCCTGCGCATGTCTTTGAGATTTTTAATCATCTCATCGTGTACTGCTTTAGTGCCCTTCATGAGTTCTCTATCCGCGGCAATGATTTTTTTCATTGTCCTGCGTAAATCTACTCCGCCCGCATAACTGACATTGTTGAGAAACTCTTGATGTCTGTTATGATACTCGGTTAACAATATAATCATTTGATTATATGTTTCCTTATACTTGTTTAGCTCAGGCGTCAACATAGTCTGCAGAATTTGAGTAAGAAGTAAATCCGTTTTCCTTAACTACTCGAAGAACATTATTTACACGACCCACTAATTCATCCTTGTGGGATATGAGATAAATGTTCTTATTTCGTTCTCGGGCCATTTTCTTCAGTACAGCCAAGGCCGATTCAACTCCTGCGGCATCCATTCCGGCATCTACTAGCTCGTCAATGAACAGTAGATTGATACTTTGGTAAAGACCTTCCCAAACATCTCGGAAGGCAAAACTCATAGAAAGTATTAAACGATTTCTTTCACCGCGGCTCAGATTGTCGAAATCCAAATCTTGGCCTAACTGAGTAATCTCGATGCTTAAATCATTTTGGAACACAACCTGATGTGGTAGTCCTAGCTTGTCGATATAGTAGGTCAGCCGCTTGTTCAAGTAGGTTAAGTTTTGATCAATAATCTTTTTACGAACAAAGCTATCTTTATTCGTTAACAGTTTATACAAAAACTCCTGATGGTCTTTTAACTTAGTAAGTTCGTTAACAGTATCCCATCTGATTTCCTGAATCGCAGTTTTCTTTAGCTCTTCAATCTGTTCATTATAGGGATTTGACTCTTCGGCTCTGTCTGTTATTTTCTTTTCTAAACTGTCTAGGTTGTTCTTATGTCCCAGTGCTTCAGCTTCTGTGTCATAGAATGTCTGCGGCTTACGAGGTTGTTCGCCAATTGTATCTATCGCGGCAGAAATATCTGCGCGATCTTTTTTAATCTTATCAAGATATGTAGTAGCTTCTTCTACATGCTTGATCGAAGCCGCTGTCATTTCTTCATGCTTGTGATCGTGCAAGTCCTGTTCACAGGCAGGGCATTGCTTGCTACTTAATTTTTCTAATTCGTTTAGATATTTGTTAAGAGTCTTTTCACCCTGTATAGCCGCAGATTCCAGTGTGGCCTTTTGTTTTCTAAGACCTGTTAGTTTAGAATCATTGTCGAGCCAAGTTTTTAATTCGGCATGCGCCAACAGTTCGCCTTCGATATCAACTTCTGTTAAAGTATGGATACTGTTGAGTAAAGAAGTTAAATCATTTTCTTTTTTGTTTTCCCAAGCACTACTTTTGATAGTTAAACTGTCAATACTTTTTTGTACATTATCGTTGGCAGCTTTAATACCTTCAATTTTGTACTGTTCTGCCTGTATCTTGTCTTTGTTTTCTTTAATTTCTATTTTTAACAGTTCAGCTTTTTCACTTAATAGTGTAATACCTAGCAGTTGTTCAATGACTTCTCTCTGATCCGCAGCCTTCATTGACAGGAATGGTTCGGTATAGGTATTAAGCGCCAACAGATGCTTGAACATGGTATGACTCATACCTAACAGTTGTTCAATGGCTTTTTGTGTTTCTCTGCTGTCGCCCTGGCTTTCGTCCTCTGCATCGTCTGTTTTAACCTGCACATCATTGACATACAATTTAAGTAGATTAGGCTTGCGACCCCGCTCGATCTTGTATTTCGATCCACTGATTTCGAACTCAACAGTTACCAGCATGGCTTTACCGTTGGTCTTATTGATCAAGTTTTCTTTGCGGATGTTGGTAAGTGCTTGCCCATATAGCGCATAGCTAAGAGCATTAATGATCGTAGTTTTTCCAGTACCGTTGCGAGATCCAGTGTCGTCCCCGCCCAGATCTAAATTGCTACCTAGTACTAAAGTTAAGTGTTCCTTATCAAAATCAACAGCTTGCGTCTGTTGACCCACACTCATAAAGTTTTTTACAGTAATATTTTTTAGTAACATTAGAGATTATTATAAATTTCAAGTAAGATGTTTTTATTAAATTGCTCAGATTCGATACTGATCAATTGTTCGGTAACGATCTGATCAACACTTTCAAACTTTGCATCTGGGTTATCGTCTATTGATCCGTCGAGATTTGTTTTATCTTGGATTAGACTTATTTCACGGATATCATGTTTCTTGGTAAACTCTTCTTTCAAAAAGTTTGCTTCTTCATAGCTGATATCAATATCTAGATTAACCTTTAGGTGCATCTTGCCCTTCATGATAGAATCCTCTTGATCAATTAGGTCGCTTAATTTAATAACACGATATTTAGGACAATTGGGCCAATCGATAAATTCCGGAGTACCATCCCATTCTAGTATCATCATGCCTCTTTTATCGTCCCATGCATCCGCAAAGTTATGGGGAAACGCATTTCCGATATACCAGATTTTATCTTTATTCTGGCGTTGATGGAAGTGGCCACTGAAAACATAGTCCTGATGTTTAAAGTGTGCGGCCTGTAGTTCTCCGTGATCGGGCATCTGTACCATAGCGTTCATATAGAACAATGGCAACTCAAAGTGACCAAACATGTATTTGCTCTTTACTTTGCTAATGTCTTTCCATTCATCGCCTACCAGCCAGGGCACAAGCGTGACATCATCCCGGGTCAATATACTGTCTACAACAGTGACGCCTGGAATGTGCCGACCAAACGCACTCGAATGAATGTCACGCTTGTCTTTGTAAAATAGATCATGGTTGCCAGGAAACCAGAAGAACTGTTCAAAGGCAGCTCCTAGCTTTTCCAAGCATCTAAGACTTGAATCCAGCGTAAATAAATTTAGGCTGTTTCGATTATGGCTCCAATCTCCAAGAAAGATACAAGTTTCACATCCTTGCTCTTTGGCAGAGGCAATAAACCAATCTACGAATTCTTCACAATCTCTTAGATGAGTTGTGGAATTGCTTTTCAAACCAAAGTGTATGTCAGTAAAACACGCTACCTTTTTAAACAAGGGCATAAATTATTCTCCTATTAAAAGTGTAGCAGGTATTATGATTAAAGTCAAACCTCTTTGGTGTTATCTTCTTCTTCTATATCTTCTTCTGGATCTTCTTCGCTCTTGGGCATGCGCATATTCTTATATAGTTCTGCTTGACGAGCAATTTCTTCAGCATACTCTTGACTGTTTTGACGAGTTAAACTTGGAGTCAACCCTGCTTCTTCAAGTAGGTCGTCACGAATATTTTGACTCTTCTTTTCAATATTTAGAATACGAGTAAACGAATTTGTCACCGCCGCGGTGTAGTAGGCAAACGGATTTTCTGATTTTGATTCATCGAATTGTAGTCCAATTTGGCTTAGCTGTAGAATAGCCTGTCCCTTCATTTCTTCAATGTAGGTATAGCCACGCCAGTTGCTACGCTGTGCATATCGTTCAGATAATTTGATGTACATCCTGCCTAGATTTTCTGTAATTCGACCATGATCTTTAGAAAAAATTCCAGTATCTACCGGGCCTTTCCAGTGACTCTTACCTACACATATTAGAGAATCAGGATCAGCGTCGTCATACTTCCAATGTTGAAACGGTGGAAAATTTACTTTTTCATAGCTGTCGGCTTTGGTCTTGGTAGTTTTCTTTCTTCCGGGGGCAAGCGGAATGTGGTCAAAGGACATTACTCTAATCACAACTTCGGTTTTACCTACAGTTTTATAGTCCGGAGTACATTCAGATAGTTTAATTTTCTTATCGCCTGCAACCCTCGCAGTTCCAAATGCAATTAACCCTATCCTTTTAGCTCTATTGCGTTTAGCTTCTGCGATAGTTCGTACATTTATTTTGCTAACATCTGGCAAAATTAAATCGTACTGCATATATTCTGGTTTAGTAAAACTAGAGAACGAGCATTTTGAACGATGTATTTCTGCTAATAAATCTCTGTTGTTTAAGTACTTGACCTTTCGGGTAGTTGGTATGATCATCATCTTATTATTATTATTTTCCTTATTAGTGAGTATAACACAAAAATTGGCTATGTCAACCACGGTATTAAGTACGCATTTTATTTAGCGGGTAAATACAGTACTAAGGAACTATATGGCAGACTCACCTATTAACCAGGATCAAACAGCGGCAGCTAGCTCGGCTCGAATGGCCGCCGCAACTATTATTGATAATTCAAATGGTGTAGTGGGTGCCGGACTGGCCAGCGGCATTAATAATTTTGTTGCAGGTGTGCAAAACGGAGTTGCTAATCTTTTTAGTCCGTTGACAAAATTGGCTAGAGGAGTATTAGGAGTTCCGGCTGGAGCCCAGCCTCTACAACCCCAGGCCGCAGTGGTCAATGTCAAAGACTCTAAAGGTAATCTTATTAATCAAGACCTAAGAGTTAAAATTCGTGTGCCAACAGATTATCTAGTAAAAAACACAGTCGGCGGCAATGAAGAATTATCAGCCAACAAGATCGGTGGTATCATATTTCCTTATACTCCGCAGATTAGTTATGAGCATAAAGCAGACTATGCTAATCTAGCTCCCATGCATTCTAATTATACTCAGTATTTTTATCAACGAAGCAGTGTAGGGTCGTTCAGCATCACAGGTAAATTTACTGTGCAGAATGAACAGGATGCCGCTGTTTATCTAGCGACAATACATCTATTAAGAGCCTTAACTAAAATGAGATTTGGCCTCGATGCAGATCGAGGAGCACCTCCTCCAGTCTGCAGATTAGATGCCTATGGAGATTTCATGCTAGCTAATGTGCCTGTTGCAATTACTAGTTTTAAAAATGATTTACCCGATAGCGTTGATTTCTTTACAATAGGAAAAGACAAAACATCTAAGTATGCACCCTTATATGGATTAGCATCTGTTCCAACAATATCAACTATTGCTATAACCTGTATTCCATTATACAGCAGAGAAGAACAGCAAAAAGTTTCAGTCAACGGATGGTTGAATAATAATGCAATTAGAAAATCAGGATTCCTATAATGGCTTCATACAGTAAAACAAGTCCTTACCATAAGACTAATCAGAATATGGGATATCTAGATGTTGTTAGTTTTATAGATATTCCTGTGCAGACAGACGACATACTTTTTCAGATCACTAACAATTATCAGAATAGACCAGACTTATTGGCCTACGACCTGTATGGTGACGTTAATCTATGGTGGGTATTTTCTGTAAGAAATAAATCAATAATTAAAGATCCCGTCTTTGATATGGTAGCCGGCACAAAAATATATCTTCCAAAGTTAACCACAATCAATGCCGCGTTAGGAAACTAATATGGCCGATTCAACAAACATAGAAAATAAAACAACCGGCGCTATAACTGGGTCCCCTCAGGTTGTACAACAATCTATTGTCAATCCCTTAAACAAATATAGATCATACACTTACAACTTTACCCTTTCGGCAGTTCGTAAAAATGATGCTAACATTCCTGAAAACTGGAGAAAGAGTGCAAGTGATCTCGTAATAATACAGTCCGGCGGCAAAGGTAATACTAAAATTACCAATAATGTTGCCGGAGTGACCCAACAGGTAGCAGTTAATGTTACAAGAACTGAAAAGAATAAGGTAACAACATCAACTGACACAGTAAGCTACCTAGATACAACCGGAGTTGACATAGTAAACGGTTTCAACAAAGATAGTCCCGGCAGATTTGACATGTTTATAGACAATGTTGAAATTGATACATTAATGGGATTTGACGAAAAGGGCGGAACTACTTTACCTAATAAAATATCTTTTGAAGTTTTAGAACCTTATAGTATTAATGGTTTTATGGAAGCCATGCAGGTAGCTGCCGTTGCTGCCGGATATCCTTCTTATGTACAGGCGAGTTTTTTATTAAAAATGGAGTTTGTAGGATATCCAGATTCGGCAAATTTCTCGAGCCCACAAATTGTACCAAAATCTACAAGATATTTCTTGTTTGCATTTAATGCAGTAGATGTCGAAATAACAGAAAGAGGAACTAGATACCGATGTACCGGTGTGCCCTATAATGACAAAGGGTTTGGACAGCCGAATGTATTGAATAAAGCTCTAAAGATGCAAGGTGCTACTGTAGGTAGCATGTTGAAAAATTTTATTGACGGCATAAACAAATCGATTATTAAATCTGATGATGCTAGTAAAAATCCAGTAGATGCTAAAAATCATGATCAGTATGCTATAAAATTTTTAGACTTTGATCCAGCAGTGGGGTTTAAAGAAAATTCTGCAGGTACAGCTATTTCAAATAGCAAGATATTAGAATTAATGAGAGACAATGCTGTCTACGGATTTCAAGATCCGGGACAATCGACTGCTACCACAATCGCCTATGTTCCCGGAGAAACGATAGCGCAGTTTAGTGAAGGCGCAAACATACACGAGTGTATTTCATCAGTGATTCGTGATAGTGAATATTCTAGAAATATCTTAAAACAGCTAGGTAAGTCGGGGTATCCAGACGAGTATGGGTTTGTTGACTATTTCCTTATTAGAATAGAAGTAGAAAATCTTGCTGAAATCGATGACGTTAGTAAAAAACCTTTTCAAAAGTTTACCTATGTAGTAAGTCCTTATAAAATACACTATACTAAGATTCCTAACTATGGATCGCAACAAATTGATGCGACAAAAATAAAACAAATCAGTAACAAAGAATACAATTATATCTATACAGGAAAGAACACTGATGTATTAAATTTTAAATTGAATTTTAATTCGTTGTATTTTGAAGCTGTACCTGCGGCAATGGGAAACAACGACACTCCTAGTTCTCGAAATTCGGCTGCGAGGGATAATGCAATCGAGGCCAAAGCAGCCGCAGAAAATATTGATGCCGGAAAAAAATCATCAAATGGTGTAGTTACAACTAGGGTGACTGTTGACTCAACGAAAGTGCAACCACAAAGCGGCGGGAAAGCTGGACAGGTATTAGACGATCCCTATGCAGTAATGGCAATTAATATGCACGAGGCTATCGTTAATTCTAGGGCTAGCATGTTGTCGGGTGAAATTGAAATCATAGGTGATCCTTTCTATATAGCAACAGGGGGTATCGGTAGTTACATACCTAAGCCTGCAGGTCGAGGTGCTACTGAAGACGGTGAAGCCGATCACTGTTTTGGCGAAGTTATGATTACTGTTAATTTTAAGAATCCAACTGACCTTAATCCCAAAACAGGCAGTGTTAATTTTGATCCTAAGCTAGTTCCATTCAGCGGTGTATACAGAGTTACCAAAGCAAACAGCATGTTTAAAGATGGAGTCTTTAAACAGCGTCTACAGATATTAAGAATTCCGGGACAGATTCTCGACGACGGTGTCAAACCGAGTAATCCTGCTGACAAATTAATTACAGCACCCAATCCTGCAGACCAGTTTGTTACAGATACTACTCTAGCTACAGCGCCCTCTGCGAGATTAACTGATGCTAATGCGCTGACATTATTAGGTAGAGGACTGCCTAGTCCAGGATTACCGGGCGCCCTGAGTAATTTTACTGCGGCACTGGGAGGTCTAGGTGGTACAGTTAACAGTTTATTAACCCAAGTAGGCGGCGCAGTACAGAATGGTATAGGTCAACTTACATCGGCAGCTAGTGTCTATGGCGAACAAATTTCTTCTGCTATTAGATTAAAGACAGCGGGATTAGCAAATTTGTCGGCTACTGGAAATTTAAATGCGGCAGGTACAGCGGATCAAATTTCCAATACACTACAAAATGCTTTACCTACAAACGGTACTCCTGCGGCAGTTGCCGCATCGATTGGTGTTGCATCTAATCTAACATCTTTGGCCAATAGTTTAGGTTCTGCAAATCAACTTGGTAATGTTGGAAACGCAGTCACAGCCTTTACACAAGGCATACCTACAGACGCCACTGCGGTTGCTGATAAGTTAGGATTTAATCCTGCACAACTAGCCGGACTCGGCGCTGATTTAAAGAGTAAAATATTATCTCAAGCTACGGCTATCGCTGATCAAATTCCTAAAGGTGTTGATCTGACACTGGCAAAAAATCGAGGGTTAGTGTTAGATTATATCCCTGCTGATAAACTAGCTAACATTCCTGCTACTGCGCCGGATGCGGTAGCTCCGCAGCCAGTTGTGGATACCGCCTTTCTAGCCAGCATCAAAGCAGGTGGCTTAAAAGCATTAGCTAGTGCCTACGGCGTGTCCAGTATTGCAAATATTCCAGGCGGACAGTTGCCCACTAGCGAGATTCAAAAATTAGTAGGAAATTCTGCAAATACACTATTAGGATTAAATTTACCAGGAGTTGATTCAAATCTATTACAGGGGAAATTGTCTTCAGTGCAGTCACAGCTAGCAGGAGTAACAGGTGCAGTTAATTCAGTAGAAGCAAATATAAGTTCTGTCAGCGGCCTAGTCAATGGCTCATTAAATAATGCTACAAATTTAGCTTCTTCTGTTAGCAGCCAGTTCGGCAGCGTATCAAAGGGAACTAGCCCTTTAACTAATTTAATGACAGGATAAAAATGGGTTTTGAAACACGCACACGAGCAAAGTTATCAAGTCCCGGTCCTTTCTTGGCCGAGATAACCAATCTATTGGATCCTATGTTTCAGGGAGCTGTAGAAGTTGCTCTAATAAAAGGTATACCAAATGCAAAAGATGTTCAAAATGAAACATTTGTTGTAAAATATCTAAGCCCCTTTTCCGGATCAACCTCTGTACGATTTGAGGGTAACAACAGTAGTGACTTTAACGATGTGCAAAAAAGTTACGGATTCTGGATGGTACCTCCGGATATTGGAACAGTGGTTATGGTTATCTTTGTTGACGGAGATCCTAATCAAGGCTACTGGTTTGGTTGTGTACAAGATGCTTTTCAGAATCACATGGTTCCGGGTATTGCGGCTAGCAAACAATCTAACATAACAAATGAACAACGGCAAAAATATGGAACTGATTTTCTACCTGTTGCAGAATTTCACAAAGCCAGTAACAAATTAGACAATCCTGATGTTAGCAAACGCCCTAAACCAGTACATCCTTTTGCTGATAGATTATTAGCGCAGGGATTATTACTAGATAATATACGGGGTGTTACATCAAGTAGTGCTAGAAGAGAACACCCATCTAGCGTATTTGGTATTAGTACTCCTGGTCCATTAGATAAAAGTCCCGGTGCTAAAAAAGGTGAAATAGGCTATGCAGTAAAAAGACAAGTACCGGTTAGTCGATTAGGCGGAACTACTTTCGTGATGGATGACGGGGACGAAAACGGTCAGAACGAACTAGTTCGTATCCGCACAAGAACAGGGCATCAAATATTGATGCATAACACAAACGATCTTATCTATATTGCCAATGCCGCAGGTACAACATGGATAGAAATGACTGCACAGGGAAAGATAGATATCTATGCTACAGACTCTGTAAGTATTCATAGCGAAGCAGATTTTAACTTTCGCGCTGACAGAGATATTAACATCGAGGCTGGTAGAAACCTTAACATTGGTGTTAATAACAATATGAATACCAATGTGACTAATGCTTACAATATATTGTCCGGCGGAGCCAGCAAACAAAGTTATGTAGGAGAATTTAACTTACTTGCCGGAGCCGATCTTAAAATACAATCCGGAGGATCTTTTAACCAAAGTAGTGCCGGAGAAATGCGTATTACCTCTAGCGGAAAACTAAGTGTAGGATCTAGTGGTAATATTGCTGTTGCAGGTAGTCGAGTTGATGTCAACGGAGCTGCCGCAACACCTGCCTCCTCTCCAGATACTCCGACTCCACTCGAAAAATTTACATTGCCTAATAGAAGTACTGGTTCGGGATGGGCTAACGGAAACTTCTTTAAAAGCGGAGACATTGTTAGTATAATGCAAAGAGTTCCGACACATGAACCTTGGGACCATCATGAAAGTGTTAACCCACAACAATTTTCAACAGCTAATACTGATGTACAGGTTAATCAACCATCGGATGCAAAATCTAGTCCCACTGCCCCAGGCGGAACTGCTCCGGTAAACAATAATCCTGTTGCGCTACCTGCTTCAAAAGGAGCATCTTCGAACGAAGCGTATCTACAAGGTGTTTTAGTTGGTAACGGTATAACTGATCCTACTAAACTTGCTGCCTGGATGGCGCAATGTAAACAAGAAAGCGGCGGGTTTATATATCTCAAAGAGCTAGCCAGTGGTGCAGAGTATGAAGGTCGTAAAGATCTTGGAAATACTAGCCCAGGCGATGGTGTAAAATATAAAGGTCGAGGATTTATTCAATGCACTGGCAAAGATAATTACGCATCTATGAGCAAGTACTTTGAAAGGGATCTTGTCAATCAGCCCGAATTAGTTGAACAATTAGAATTAGCGGCGAAGAGTGTTCTTTGGTTCTTTAATGTTTATAAAGCTGGTCGCACTAAGAGCGTTAATTGGGGCGATGTAGTAGCGGTTACTAAAATTGTCAACGGTGGCATAAACGGTCTAGCCAATAGACAAAAGTATTTTGACGAATACCTTGCTAAGTTTAGTGCAAACGGAATACAACCTGCCGGTTATCTAGGATCAGGAAGCGGAGGTATCGTAGTTGATGGCTCGGGAAACCCAATAAAAACAGGACCATAAATACATTATGCCATACAAAAACATTGAACTTTCTAACGCATCTGTGGTAGCTCAGCAGTCTCCAAAGACCAGCCATTTCTATAAAGGATTTAGTTCTTTGGGAAGTTCTAATTCAGGATCTCGTCTTTATGATTTTCAATTGATACAACAAGATATCATAAATCATTTTAATACTAGAAAAGGTAGTAGAGTAATGCATCCCGAATTTGGTAGTGTCATATGGGACCTAATGATGGAACCGATGACAGACGAAGTGCGTCAAATTCTTATTGATGATATTAAAGCCATTTGCACATTTGATCCAAGAGTAACTCCTATTCAAATGGATTTAACAGAATATGAAAAGGGCTATCTACTAGAATTAACTTTGTTATTAAACGGCACAAACCAGTCTTCGAACTTGAAATTAACTTTTGATCAAGAAGTTGGCCTAAGTGTACAATAATATACCAAGTTTATCCTAGCAATAAATACGGTATAGAATAAAAATATGACAATTCCATCAACAAAATCAAAACTACTAGTTGCAGAAGATTGGAAAAAGATCTATCAATCTTTTCCAAATGCAGATTTTCAAAGCTATGACTTTGAAACTCTTCGCCGCGTAATGATCACTTATCTTCAGACTAATTACCCTGAAGATTTTAACGATTTTATCGACAGTAGTGAATACATTGCCCTAGTTGATCTAATTGCCTTTCTTGGACAAAATCTAAGTTTCCGTATCGATCTAAACGCTCGTGAAAACTTCTTGGAAACCGCACAGCGTCGTGATAGTATTCTTCGCTTGGCACAGCTGATCAGCTATGTTCCGACTCGTAATGTACCTGCTAACGGATTACTAAAAGTTACTGCAATATCAACTACAGATAATGTAATTGATTCCAATGGTACTAATCTTGCTAACATATCAATTGCATGGAACGACCCTACAAATACCAATTGGTATAATCAATTTACCACTATTTTTAATACTGCACTTACTGGAGGTTCTGTTTTTGGCAAACCAAATGATAGAAACACCATTAATGGAATACTTTCAGAGCAGTACAAATTAAACAGCGCCAACACAGATGTTCCTGTATACAGCTTCTTAAAAAATATAAACGGCACGAGTATGAATTTTGAAATTGTGTCTGCTAGTTTTTCAGGAAAATCTAGTATATATGAAGAAGCACCGTTTCCAGGAAATCAATTTGCATTGATTTATCAAAATGATAATCAAGGATCTGGTAGCGCGAATACCGGGTTCTTCTGCCACTTCCGCCAAGGAGCTTTAGGTCTTTCAAACTTCAATATTTCTGCTCCGGTTCCTAATGAAATTATTGGTGTAAACACCCCTAATATTAACGATACTGATGTATGGTTATGGCATTTGGATTCTAAAGGCAGTTATTCTAAGCTATGGAACAAAGTACCTTCTGTAACTGGAAACAATATTATATACAACAGCTTGGGCAACGGTGTCAGAGATGTTTACAGTATAAGTAGTCGAGACCAAGATCAGATCGATTTGAATTTTGCTGATGGTAATTTTGGTAATCTACCGTCCGGAAATTATAGTCTATTCTATAGACAGAGTAACGGGTTGACCTATACAATTAAACCAGATCAGATGTCTGGCATTACTATCGAGATACCCTATACCAACAAATTAAATCAGAGCCATTCTCTAAGATTAACTCTATCTCTACAGTATACAGTTAACAATAGTGCCTCTACAGAATCTAATGCAAGTATACAAAATAAAGCACCGCAGGCATTCTATAGTCAAAATAGAATGGTCACAGGCGAAGATTATAACATTGTACCGTTGACAATCAGCAGTGATATTCTAAAAGTTAAAAGCATCAACAGAATTTCTAGTGGTCTTAGCAAATACTTTGATCTAAATGATGTTAGTGGAAAATATTCTAGTACTAACATATTTGCCAAAGACGGTATAGTATACAAAAGAGATCAAGAACAGAGTTTTAATTTCGGTATTGTTAATAAAAATCAAGTCTATTCTGTAATTAAACAACAGGTAGGACCTTTGATTTCTAGTAACGCTATGAGATCGTTTTACTTTGATCAATATAGTCGTCCTAGCCTAGACGGTCTTGGATATTCATGGGTATTGGTTAATAAAACAGCAGGCCAGAGTCGAGGATATTTTGTCTATAATAATGTTTCTCCGTCGCCTGTTGGAAACTTTTCATCAAATAATTTACAATATGTCATGCCGGGTGCGTTGGTTAAATTCCTTCCACCGGCTGGTAGTTACTTTGATAAAAACAATTTAATTAAAAAAATTCCTGTTTCAAAGATTATCCCTGCAAACGGTCAATCTTATATTTGGTCGACTGTAATTCAAGTCATAGGTGATGGATCAAATACCGGCCAAGGTAAACTTGACGATGGTACCGGACCTGTTATTTTTAGTGATATCATAGATCAAGCGGCTATTCCATCAGAGATCATTCCTCTTTTTGTTAGTTCTTATTCATATTCATTTGAAACTAATCTTGTGAACCTATGCATTAATCAAAGAAATTTTGGTCTAGCATTTAGCCAATTAACAAGAACCTGGACAATTATTCAAGATGTTGATCTTGATTTAATCAATCCTTTTAGTCTAGCCTATCAGGGTAATCTAAGCGGCGCTAATTTAGACTCTAGCTGGTTAATTGCATTTACATGGACCGGAGTAGACTACAAGGTTCGATATCGTTTTACAAATTATATTTTTGAAAGTGTCAAAGAAACTGCGTTCTTTGTTGAGAATACAAATAAAAATTATGATTTCACAACCGACTCAGTTGTTCGAGATACTATAACAGTGTTGTCTATTAATCCTACAAGCACATCAACTTCATTGGCACTAGGATTAGACTACGAATGGCAAGTTGATGGTTCTATCGTTGAACAAGATGGTTATGTAGATCCTACTAAGGTTAAGATAAGTTTTTACGACTACAATAATTCAGGCCAAGTGCATGATCCGGATACATTTGATGTAATTGTATCTCCGGCATCTACCAGTACCGTTACTTACTTCCAAGATAAATTTGTTTATTTTGAAAAACTTACAGATGGGTTAAGATATCAGCTCGCTGATAACAATATGTTCACAGCGTTTCCTACTCCAGTAGAGGCTGAAAAATACATACTGGTCAATCCTAGTCTAGTTGCCGAGGGCGATCTATTTTATTTTTATGATCCAGCTTACAATGTTGTAAACAGTTATCAGCCAGCATTGCAGTATACAACTGGACCGTGGGTATATGGAGAAAATGAATCTAGATATTTTGCCTATCCAGGAAGATCAGATTTAAAATTCCATTATGTACATAACAGTAGTCAAGAGTATCGTATAGATCCTAGTAAGAGTAACATTGTAGATATCTATGTACTGACATCGGGTTATGATAAGGATTACAGAAATTGGGTATCTACAGGAGTAGGTTCCGATCCCCTACCACCGACAAGTCAAAGTCTTGATAATAACTTTTCTGCGGCATTAAATCCTGTACGCACAATCAGTGATGAAATAATTTTCCAACCTGTCATGTACAAACCCTTGTTTGGTGCGCAGGCTGATATAAATCTACAGGCAACATTTAAAGCGGTAAGAAATGCAACAGTTACAATTAGCGATAACGATATTGCTACACAAATACTTTCTGCAATTAACGAATTCTTTGCATTAGAAAATTGGGACTTTGGTCAAAGTTTCCATTTTAGCGAGTTGTCGACCTATGTCATGAATTTACTATCGCCAAATATTACAAACTTCATCATTGTTCCAAGATCAACAAACAGTTCGTTCGGTAGTCTCTATGAAGTTGCATGTCAGTCAAACGAAATCTTTATCAGTTGTGCGCATATATCAGACATTCAAGTAATCAGTGCAATTACAGCTAGTCAAATTAAGACTACTGCAACAATCGTTACCAGTAGTGGAAGTTAAAAATGGTTAATAAAAATAATAGTTCAGTTAATCTACTACCAGAGTTTTTACAAACTGATAAAAATGCCAAGTTCCTGCACGGTACTTTAGATCAGTTAATTCAAAAACCACAACTAGAACGAATTGACGGCTATATCGGTACTACATCGACACCTACATATAATGCATCGACTGATGTTTATATAAAAGAATCTTTACCATTAAGAAAAGATTATCAGCTAGAACCTGCACTAATAGTAAACAACAGCTCGGGCGTAGTAACAGACACCGTTGCACTAGATGATTTAATCAATGAAATTACTATCAAAGGTGGCAATACTTCTAATCTTGACAGATTATTTAGATCAGAATTTTATTCATATAACCCTCACATTGACTGGGACAAGTTAGTTAACTATCAAGACTACTACTGGTTAACTACAGGACCAGAGACAATCGTTATTGAAGGACAATTAAAAGACACTAACAGTACCTATCTGGTTCGTGATAGTGAAGTTGGTTCGGCATTTATCTTTACCCCAGACGGATTGACTAGCGATCCTAATATATTTTTATATAGAGGCAATACCTATCACTTTGATGTAAGTTCTGCGCATAAGTTCTTTATTAAAACTGCTCCGTCTATCGGACCGTATGATCTATACAATATTGGTGTTACTAATAATGGAGTATCTACGGGAACTGTTACTATAGTCATAGATAATAACACACCTGATACATTATTTTATATCAGCGGAGATCAACAACTTACTCAGGGTCAATTCGTAGTTAAATCTGTAGACCAGAATAGTTTTATTAATGTAGAGCTCGATGTAATTGGTAAAAAGAATTATGTTTCAGGTACAGGTGTTACGCTTTCAAATGGCATGAAAATAAAGTTTGCAGGTCAAGTAACACCTGCATCTTATCAAAATAAAGAATTTTTTGTAGAAGGTGTCGGAACTGCAATACGATTGGTAGAATATGATAGATTGTTAACACCAGAAACTATTGCATCTACCTACGATGAAAATTTTGATGCTAATCCATTTGATGAATATCCGTTTGATAATTTTAAAACACTTCCGTTAACTCCGGAATATATCACTATTAATCGTTCGAGCCAAGATCTAAATCCTTGGTCTCGATATAATCGCTGGATCCATAAAGATATTATTGCAATCAGTGCTACTAAAAATGGCACCATTCCTTCCTATCCAGCTGATAAAAGAGCAAAGCGTCCTATCGTAGAATTTAATGCAGATTTAAAATTATATAATTATGGTACGATAGCAATTGGTAATGTGGATCTTATTGACAATAAAACACTAGATGCATTTAGCATTGTTGAAGGATCTGCCGGTTACTATGTTGATGGAGTATTGCTACAACAAGGGCATCGTGTAATTTTTAATGCAGATACAGATGCTGACGTTCGTGGAAAAGTATATCAAGTTAACTATCTATTTGTTAAAAATATTCCTAGACTACAACTAGTTCCTGTAGATGTTCCAATGGCTCAATCGGTTACTGGAGTTAATCTCGGAGATACCAACAAAGGAACAGAATGGTGGTACAATGGCGATACATGGCAATTTGCTCAACAGCATCATACTTTGAATACACCTCCGTTATTTGATCTTTTCGATGATCAAGGCAACAGCTATTCGGATGCTAACTTTTATCTAAGCGATTTTAAAGGCAATAAACTATTTGGCTATGCATCTGGCACAATTTATGACTCGGTGCTAGGCTTTTCTTTAAAATACAAAAACAGTGCAGGGATTGGCAGTTATTTGTTTGAAAATTATTTCATGACAGATAGCATTACAATAACTGAAGGAACTTCTATCACCAGTGTTCCGACATCAACGGCCTATTGTAAGTTTTCAAATTCGTTAGGAGACACATTTGCCAATGTATGGCAAACTGCTGAACCTTATGCAATTCCTTTATTAACAGCAGAAGATGGATCAAAATACTACGAGCCTCCTCTAAGTTTAACAAACAATCCATTAAATGGGCCTATCGCCTCATTTACTTTTTCAGAATTACAAGACCATGTTAGCTCGATGGTTAAAAGGGCTCCGGGATTTGTAGGAATGTTTCCAGGAGATAACAATTTAAGAGACCTGGGCAATATCTCAAGCTATGGAACTAGACTTATTTCAAATGCCGCACCTCTGCCATTTGCACAATTATTTGTAGGCAAAAAAGAGCATAGTGTTGTTGATGCTATTACAAAAGTTGCTAATCAATACAATCAATTTAAACTGGCCCTGCTTGCTAAAATTTCTCAACTGACTGATCAATTTGATCCGGTGGCTGCACTAGATCAAGCGATGCTAGAGATTAATCAAGTTAAAAATTCGTCTTCTCCTTACTACCTATCGGACATGATAGCCTATGGAACAGATCATACTGTTAGAACTTTTACTGTTACTGATGTACGCAATGTCTACTATCCAATGTCGGCAAGTTATGATCTTACAGAATTAAATTTACAATCTGTATTGGTATACTTAAACGGAATACAATTAACTGTGGGAGTTGATTTTGATTTTGTAAAAATTGATTCACAGATACATGTTAAAACAAAAATTTCTGTTGGTGATCAAATCGTTGTAAAAGAGTATCCTGATACTCGCGGTAGTTTTATTCCTCCTACTCCTACAAAATTAGGATTGTACCCTGCATTTGTTCCAGCAATTTATCTTGATGATACCTATGCAGAAGTACCCGTTACTGTTATTCAAGGTCACGATGGTAGTCTAATGCGTGCCTACGGTGATTTTAGAGATTTAATTATACTAGAATACGAACGCCGTGTTTACAACAATATCAAAGTAGGTTACAAAGAACATTTATTTGATATCAAGAGTTTACAACCGGGTGCATTTAGAAATACTCCATATACACTCAGTGAGGTTAATGGAATACTACAAAGTGATTTTATCAAATGGGCAGGATTCTACGGCATTGACTTTACTATTAATACAGTAGTCGACGACGCGAATCCGTTTACATGGAATTATCAAGGATCATATAGCCCGTCAATTAGCCAACCAGTGTCGGGATATTGGAGAGCTTTGTACAAATATTTCTACGATACCGATCGACCTCACACACACCCTTGGGAGATGTTAGGATTTACCAACCAGCCAGACTGGTGGACAAATCAATACGGTCCTGCTCCTTATACATCCGGTAATGATATTTTATGGAATGATCTAGAACTAGGATTAGTACAAGGTGTCGTTAATACTAACTATGCCCGTCCAGGATTAAGTAAGATTCTTCCAGTTGATTCTCAAGGTAATCTAGTTGATCCTACTATTTCTTTAGTAACTAATGTTACTGCGTTTAATTCTAGACAAGGGTGGATATTTGGCGATCAAGGTCCTGCCGAAACAGCCTGGCGCCGTAGTAGCTACTGGCCATTTGCTGTACAAAAATTCTTGGCTCTAGCCTTTCCGGCAAAATACTCTGCACTATTCTACGACACAAGTCGTATGAATGTAAACATTGCAGGGCAATGGAGTTACGGTAACCATAATGAATTTTTAAATTTAAAAAATATAACAGTTGCATCAAACACAGGAACAACATTAACCAGTGGGTATGGTGTATTTGTAACAGAAATTGGCAATCAAAGAACTTCAAACTATGTTAGCGAGCTGATACAGGATATAAGAAACATTGATGTTAATCTGTTTTACAAAGTGGGCGGCTTTATCAGCAAAACAGAAATGCAGATTATCATCGATGCCTATGAACCTACTACAGTTAGTCCCGGTGCCGTGTTGCCGCTGGAAAATTATAATGTAATCTTAAATGTCAGCAACCCTGTTAAATCTGTAGGAATATCCGGTATTGTAGTACAAAAAGTAAATGGCAAGTTTACGGTCAAGGGATATGATCAAACTGCTCCTTATTTTAGCATGTACCCGTCGATAAGAAATTCCGCTACTCCTGTATTAACAGTGGGCGGAATTAGTGAATCTTATGTTACATGGGCCCCTAGCGCATCTGGGGGTTCGACTGGATTATCAGATGCAGATACCACTACTGCCAAGGCAGCGGTTACAGGCAATTTCTATCAAGTAGGACAGATTGTAGCCTATGGTAATAATTTTTATAAGGTAAAAGTAAGTCACCAATCTGGAAGCACATTTAATTCTAATTACTTCCAAATGCTGCCAGCATTGCCAACAGTGGGTGGCGCAGTGGTTCAACGAGCTGAACAGTTTTCTTCTGAGGTGGTTCGAGTACCTTATGGAACAGAGTTTGAAAATATTCAACAGGTTTATGATTTAATTATTGGCTATGGAAAATGGTTAACTGATCAAGGATTTATATTTGATGAATTCAACGCGGACCTACAATCTGTAATTAATTGGGACTTCTCGGCACAGGAATTCTTATATTGGAATTTACAAAACTGGGCCACTGGTAGTGTTATTACACTAAGTCCGTTCGCCGATCGATTAAAATATCAATTTAACCAGTCTGTTGTAGATAATATATTTGATAGCTTTTACGAATATAGTATATTAAAAGCAGACGGAACATCTTATCCTCAAAATAATCTAAGTGTATCGAGAATTGACGGAGTATGCACGATCCTAACAGTTAATACAACTGACGGAATCTATTTTGCAAGATTGAATAGTGTACAGAAAGAACATGCAATTGTTTTTAACAACAAGACAATCTTCAACGATGTTATATATGATATAGAAACAGGATATAGACAACAGCGCATGAAGCTGTCGGGTTTCAGAACAGCCAACTGGGAAGGTGATTATTTTAGTCCAGGTTTTGTCTACGATACCGCAGTTATTTCTAATTGGAAACAGTATACTGATTATGCAGCCGGCGATATAGTTCGTTATTCTGGCAACTATTATTCCGCAATTAGAAATCTGCCGGGTGCAGTTACATTTGATTTTAATGCATGGTCATTGCTAGGATCAAAACCTGTTGCAGGGTTATTACCGAACTTTGATTATAAAATCAATCAGTTTGAAGATTTTTATAGTTTAGATATTGATAATTTTGATGCCGGTCAACAAAAGATGGCCCAGCATTTAACTGGTTATACGCCTCGTGTCTATCTAAACAATATATTCACAAACCCAATTGCTCAATATAAATTCTATCAAGGATTTATTAAAGAAAAAGGTACTAAGAATTCTATCAGCAAATTATCCAAAGCTACATTGTTTAATCAACAGGGGCAGTTGGATTATAATGAAGAATGGGCTTTCCGTGTAGGCTATTACGGTTCTTATTCGACTTACCAAGAATTGGAACTTCCTCTGCAAGAGGGAACCTTTATTGAAAATCCTCAAGTAATAAATTTTGTAGATACTAGACCTATCAAACCAAATGATTTGACAGTCTATGGTACGCCTAATGACCTAGTAATCACGCCTGTGGATTATAAATCAACTTCTACTTTTGCAGTAGATAGCGATACTGAATCTAATTTAAAATTGATCAATGCAGGGTATGCTCGTCTTGACGATGTAACTGCAACAGCCTATAACGAAAATAGTCTACTTGACATTGCCAACAACGGGCAGATCATGGAGGGCGATATAATTTGGTTAGGCTTTAAATCAAACGGTGATTGGGATGTCCAACGATACACTCTGTCAAATGCCGGTATTACAGGAATATCATTGACGCTAGTTGGCAGTCAGATGACTTTCTATACAAATCATTTCCATAATTTATCACCGGGGCAAGTAGTATCTATTGTTAACTTCAACAACCAAGTCGATGGTGTTTATGTTGTACAAGCAACACCTACACTAAGCCAATTTACTGTAGCTACAAAATTAACAGTTATTGTTGATCAACCTTTGCCTACCCCAGGTAGATTGTATACTTTCAGAAGTATGCGATTTAAAGATTTTGATAATCTTCCATCGGATACTGAAATACTGGCATGGCCGATCGGTACTAAAATTTGGGTTGATAACAATGCTTCCGGTCGTTGGTCAGTTTATGAAAAAATTAACAGCTATCAAGATGTTAAACAGTATGCTCCAGTTAGCCATCAAACACAACAACTAGGATGGAACATTAGTAAAGGTGTTAACAGTGATCGTATTTTTACAGTCAATGCTCCAAATTATATTAACAGCGGCGAGTATGGCAAGATTTCTGTTTACAAAAAAATTAATAATGCTTCACAAAAACAATTTGAGTATCAGCTAAACAATAGCGATGTGTCTAAAATTTATCATACTCCGGGGGTAACAGAATTTGGTCATGCAATGGTCTATGATGAATATCCTTTTAGCACATCGACCTACGGATTAATTTTTGCCGGGGCTCCGGCTGCTGGCGGTGTCAAAGCGATAACTACAAATCCGCCAACTGGTGCTCGACGATATTCTACAGGTGCAGGAACTGCAAATACTAGTGTGTCGGAAGGTCTTGTCAAGATTAGCAGTATCAATGAAGTACTATATACCGAAGTACCTCAGTTTGTATTGGCAAGCCCTGTTGCGGGATCTAATCAAAGATTTGGATCTTCTTTATTTGTACAAAAGAATACCAGTACAAAATTAATGTTAGTAGGGGCTCCAGGAACAGAACTGCTGGGTACTGGGGCTGTCTATGCTTATAGTGTCGACTCTACATCAGTAGTTACTGCTACTTATATCAGCAGTATTACAGCACCTACTTCTTTAAACATAGGCAGTCAATGGGGGTATGCTATTGCAGGTTCGAGCGATGCAACCACTATTGCAATTAGTGCGCCGGGCTATGCAACTAACTCCGGTACAGTATGTATCTATGTAGGAAAAAGTATAACATACTCCCAAAAATTAATTTCACCATTTAGCGGCAGTGCAAGATTTGGAGATTCGTTAGTCATGTCAGCTGACGGTGCATATTTGTTTGTTACTGCACCAGATAGTATCAATACAAATAAATCTCTAGGTGGTGTTGCAGTCTATACAAACACAAACGGATCTTATGTATTGAATTCCGTTATATCAAGTCCATTTGCCGATATGGGAATGAGATTTGCTACAGATATCTCAGTTAACACATTATCAAATGTAATAGCAATTGCATCAGTTGGTAATTCAAAGAGTACAAAGAACACAGTTGATACCTACTCAGTTCCGGAACCTAAATTTGGTACCTATGTCAACAACATATTAAGTGCTCCTAATGCTAGTGCAACAACATTTGATAGCGGGTCTACATATTTCTATGGAGAGATAGCACAGTATGGTACTGTCTATATCTATAATAGACAGGCCAACAGATTTGTGTTATCTGAGCAATTGTCTCCGGCTACTCCTGCAGAAGGTACAAGTTTTGGTTATAGTGTTGCTATTGATCAATACAACACTATATATGTAGGAGCTCCAGCATTTTCAAGTTCGACTTATGTAGGTTCTTTCTATGAATTTAATAATCAATCTACTGCGTCTATAGGTCTAAGTTTACTAAGACAGCAAGAAGATTTGGTTACTGTAGATACAATTCAAAGAGCTGTACTAATTGATACCTATAATGAAGATATATTAGAATATCTTGAAATTATTGATCCTATCAAAGGAAAAATTTCTGGTCTAGCAGAACAAGAGTTAACTTTTAAATCTGCATTTGATCCAGCAGTTTATTCTATCGGAGTAGCAGGTACCGTCAACGATTCTAACTCTAATTGGTTAGATGAACATGTTGGTCAACTATGGTGGGATCTAAGCACCGTAAAATATACATGGTACGAACAAGGCGACTTAACCTACAGAAAAAATAATTGGGGATCAGTTTTCCCGGGTGCAACTATAGATGTTTATGAATGGGTAGGATCAGATTTATTACCTAGCGAATGGAGCAGTCAGGCAGATACTCCTGCCGGTCTAACTAGGGGTGTTAGTGGGCAACCAAAATTTCCTGATAATTCTGTAATCTCAGTTAAACAGGTATTCAATGCAGTTACAAACTCATTTAACAACTATTATTATTTCTGGGTAAAAAATAAAATTACAGTCCCGGCAACTAAGAATCGCCGTATCAGTGCTTATCAGGTAGCCTCTGTTATTGCAGATCCTACGGCCTACGGTATAAAATATGCGGCAATACTTTCTAAGGATGCAGTTGCATTAGCAAATGTAGGAACAGAACTAGTAGGCAACAGAATAAATTTCAATATTGCTACAGACAGCATCGATAATACTATTCCTAAACATACTGAATGGTTATTGTTGCAAGAAGGAAAAGCTGACAGTGTTCCAAATACCCTACTAGAGAAAAAATTAATTGATAGTCTGATGGGGCATGACACCCTAGGAACGCCTGTACCTGATCCAAAATTATCGGATCGTGTGAAATATGGTGTCGGTATTCGTCCCCAACAAACTCTTTTCAAAGATAGGAAAGAAGCCCTGCGTAATTTGCTGGAATTTACAAATAGTATATTGTTGGCAAATCAGATAACAGGTAATTATAACTTTTCAAATCTAAATGCTCAAGAAACTATTCCTAGCATTTATAGTAACCAGTACGACCAAATCATCGAAGACAATGAGGCTCTACTATTAATTGATACTACATTGTTTAAGCTACCTCAATTAAGATGTACGATTGCAGATGGTAAAATACGAAGTGTTATTATCGATGATGCTGGATTTGGTTATAAAATTGCGCCGACAGTAACAATAATCGGTCACGCATCAACTCCGGCAGTTATTTCAACTGAAATAGATTCAAGCGGAAGAATAGTATCATGCAAAATTGAAAATGCAGGCAACGGATACATTACCGCTCCCAATCTAGTAGCACGCTCTTACACAGTTATTGTACTTACAGATTCAACATACAACGGTAGTTGGACACAGTTTGTATACGACATAAAATCAAGTACCTGGGTAAGAGAACATACTCAACAGTACAATACAACCAGATATTGGAACTATGTAGATTGGGTATCCGCTGACTACAATCCCTATAAGGACTATACCCATACAGTTGACTATGTCTACGAGCTAGACGAATTACCAGACCTCACAGTCGGTCAATATGTTAAAATTAAAAACTCGGGTGATGGCAGATATATTATAGTATCTCGAGTCGGCGGCAGTGGAACATTTAGTAATCTATTTGATTTGGTATATAGTCAGCGAGGTACTATACAGATATCAGATGCTATCTGGAATACAAAATCTAATCCTTACAATTTTGATGATAAGAATACATACGATCAGACTCTGTTTAATCAGACTCCGGACTTAGAATTAAGATATATTCTTACTGCATTAAAGAACGACATATTTGTTAATGACTTAAAAATTAATTGGAATCTGTTCTTCTTCAAGGCAGTTAAGTATGCATTGTCCGAACAGAAACTATTAGACTGGGCATTTAAAACATCATTCATCAGTGTGACAAATTATGCTGGTGCATTAGATCAGCGTCCTATCTTTAAATTACAAGACAGCACCTATTATCAACAGTATCTAGAAGAAGTAAAACCTTATCATACACAGATAAGAAACTTCACAACTAACCATACTACCTTAGACAATAGCCAGAGTTTTATAACTGACTTTGATTTACCGTCCTACTATAATAAAGCAGATGGTAAATTTGAAATAGTCGATGTTGGCAATACATTAACCAATGTATACCCTTGGAAATCGTGGACAGATAATCACAACTTCCAGGTTGGCAGTATATCTATAGGTAACGGGGGATCCGGATACTTAGTACCTCCAACTGTGGTTATTGAGGCTGTTCCAGGAGATACTGGCTCTGGTGCTACTGCTGTGGCCTATATTAGTTCTAGTGCAGTTGTGCAAATAGCGGTTACTAATCCGGGAAATAATTATCAAACAGCTCCTATCGTTAGACTAATCGGTGGCGGGAATACTTCTCTTACTCCGGCAATCGTTTCTGTACAACTAAAGAACGAGAAGGTTAGAACAAATAAAATTGGAATTAAATTCGATCGAATTTCTAGAACAAGCGAAATCGGGAATATTATAGCAGACGACAGAATTGTTTGTAACGGCACCGCCAACACATATGAATTATCATGGCTTGCAGGAACTGACAAATCTAAGATTACAGTCAAATTGGACGGTGAGCTAGTGTTAAATGCAGACTATACAATCACCTACTATACTAAATCTCATATAGACTACAATAAACAATATAGTTCTATAGTATTTTTAAATTATATTCCTAATAAGAATCAAATTTTAGAAGTTACATATCCAAAAAATATTGACCTGTTAAGTGCGTCAGAAAGAATTATAAATTATTATACAGCAACCTCTGGTATGCCAGGTATTGACCTACCTCAGCTAATGACTGGTATTGAATATCCTAAGACCACAATCGAAGGACTATCTCTAAACTACAGTTCTAACTGGGATGATTATTATTCTGTCTATGGACAAAGTGCATGGGCTGATCAAGTTAATTACTATCAAAGAACATACCTAACAGCACCTGTTGTTACTGGTTCTAATCTATTGGTTCTAAGTACTACAACAGGAATAGCAGTCGGGCAACTAGTGAATCTAGCGAGCTCAAATAGTCAGCAATCGACATCTACAATGTTTACTGCTCAGGTAGTTAATTCGTTGACCAATGTAACTGTTTCATCGATTAACACAGCCGCGTTTTCTATAACAGTAAGTTCGACAGTTACACAAACAGTTAATTCTGGAACAGTTGAAATATGGAGCGTTGATTCTAATAGCAGTTTACTAGATACTGCAATTGCTAGTGGCGGGTGGACTACTGGAACTAACAATTATCTAACTAGTGCAACAGGTGTTAACCCTTCAGAGATTATAATTGACGGTAGTGGATTCTATACTGCCGATTCTAGCTATGCACCTGAAGAACTAGTTCCGGGACAGGCAACAGAAAGTGTTGGTATAAATGTCTACACTAAAAATGTTAATGGAGCTCCTACAATATTCACAGGCTACTTTAATGTGCCTGCAGGAGCGCAGGTAACTGCTCCGTTGAATGTTCTTCCTACAAGTGTTGATAGCATAACATTAGTATTTGATCATCGATTGTTTACCTATACAACTAACACCAACTGGACAAGTATTAATCAATTCAATATTGACTGGGCAAATAATCAAATTATTATTCCTGCACAACCTAATACCGGCCTAGCTGGTTATACTATTGTTGGTGTCGGCGGCGGCCAAGTGGGTTCGTCTACCGGTGTGATCGATCACCAAAAAATCACAGTGACCGGGGGGACTACCGCACAGATTAGAAGTCTAGCAGGTGACGGTTCTCCAACAGTTCGTACTGCCTATGTGACAGTTAACGGTGTGCCGATCGACCAATACCCAAATAATACAGTGGCCGATGTAAGTACAGTGGGCTATATATTGACCTATACAGATGCAGATAACAAACGAGCCGCGGTTGATGTCTATGGATTATCCACAGGTACCAATACAGTACAAGCATGGTTCTTTGGTTTTAACGGTCAGTACTATAATAGAATTAATGATCAAGTTTTTAATCCAGCGCCTCCGGGCACAAGTACATTTATATTAACACAACCTCCGGGCAATATCGGACCTGCCGAAGCAAATATTATTGTAGAAATAGAAGATGGTGCTGGTCGTAGAAGAATGATTCCTCCTGCAATAAGTTATTATCAGGTTACGACTAGTACAGGTCTAACATTTCCAATTGATAATAATGTTGTTACAGACCCTCAAGTTTTTGGCCTAGGCGGATTAAGTTCTGATAATGTAAAAGTTTTTGTCAATGGAACCCAGATAAGGCCAACTATTGATTTTACTGTGGGAGCAAATGCTACATTTACCATTAACCAGGGTGTAGTAAGTATAGGTGATGTTGTTGCATCAGTTGCACTGCCTACTATAGTTAACTATGATTTTACAGTATCTGGTGATCGGCTAGTGTTATCGAAGGCCTATTCAAATTGTCAAATTAAAGCAATTACCTACACTGACCAAGACAGCCTAATGATTAGAACCGAACGATTTGTTGAAAATCCAGCAGGAAAATATATCATAAGTCGTACAATATTAAACTCGAATTATGTATGGGTGCAGGTCGGCGGTATACCGCTAATAGACAATGTTGACTATACTATATTAGAAGATAATAAAACTATACAACTATCTCAATCTGTCCAACAGTTAACATTTAACCATTTTAATGGAATTTATCCGCCTACCTACAACACTGATGACCCTTATAGTAATGCTATTATTATCACTAGTATTTCTGATACTGCCCTTGCGTCAACTGTTCTAGGCTATAGAATTTTTAATGACATGTTTAATAATACACAATTTAAGAGATTGAGTTATAAAAACAGCACATACTTAACACAGCCATTGTTATATTCGGATACAGAAATTTATGTAGCTGATGCAGGTGCATTAACTGCTCCTTTAATATCTAAGAAAATTCCAGGTGTGATTATTGTTGATGGAGAAAGAATTGAATTTTGGCAAATAAACAATAATGTACTAAGCCAGCTTCGTAGAGGAACTTATGGAACTAGTCCTAGTTTCTATTGCGAAGAAGGTACTACTGTTATTGATCAAAGTCCTGCACAGAGTATTCCGTTCTCAGAAACTATTCTGGTACAAAATGCCTATATTTCTACAGCTACTACGGTCTATACAATCAGTCAAACTACAGCTACAGTAATAATTCCTCAGACTGCTAATACTACTAGAGAAAGTATCAAGAGCGATGGTATCACACTACAATACCGTCCTTTGGCAGGCAGTGGCTCTTTTAGTTTAGAAGATCAAGTAAGTGTATTCTACGGTGGAAAACCTTTAAGAAAAACAGGCATGTTCTATCAAGATACGACTGTGGCCTATGATAGTCCAATTTTCAATCAACCTGTAGCATCAATTGCAACATCTGATTTACTACCTGTAACAAATTCTCTAGGCACCGCCTACATTGTCACAAGTACAAATCAAGTTTGGGTTTATGAAAATTCTAGTGATGCTTCAGCAATCAACGGATTTGTCTATCACGGACTAAACTATCTTCCCCCTGAATTTAGTATTAGCACATCTGATCATCGTACAATGACGTTAAATATAGACGAACAGTTTAAAGATCGAGATGTTAGACCAGATCATTTGATAAAGTTAACCATTGTTAAAAAGCAGGTAAATGTTAAGGATGTATGGAACAATTCTATTTCAGTAGGAAACACATTGAGTCTAATGGATAGTACTACTCAGCCCGCTAGATTCTTACAGGCAGGACCTGCAGAATTACCAGATAGTTACTACTACGGCGGCGACAAAGAAATAACAATTGAAACAGGATTTAGCCTAACCGATAACAAGGACCAGCCATTAGAAGGATTCTAAAATGCCACAAATTAACCAATTACCTATACTGTCGACAACTACTAATCAAACATATTTTGTAGTTGTTGATAATCAATTAACAAGAAGATTATCATTTCAGCAACTTTATAATGAGTTTAATACTTCCTCTTTTAAAGGGCAAACTGGCCCGCAAGGACCTGCTGGTGCGCCAGGTGCTACAGGTAATACGGGTCCACAAGGACCGAGCGGTGTAAGTAATGTACCTGGACCGACAGGTCCTGCTGGTCCACAAGGACCAATTGGATTTACTGGATTTACTGGGCCACAAGGACCACAAGGTGCAATAGGTCCACAAGGACCTAGCGGCCTAAGTGTTGTAGGCCCTCAAGGTGTTACTGGCCCACAAGGACCCCAGGGTGCTATTGGACCACAAGGACCGAGCGGTCTAAGTATTGTTGGCCCGACTGGCCCAGCAGGCGGACCACAAGGACCGACAGGTGCAGTAGGACCTCAAGGTCCACAGGGTATAGCCGGACCGCAAGGGCCGTCTATTGTTGGTCCACAAGGACCGCAGGGTGTTCCGGGCCTGCGCGGTGATGCTGGTCCACAGGGCCCGAGTGGTCCTGCAAGTTTTGTACCTGGTCCACAGGGCCCGAGCGGTCCAGCAGGCGGTCCAACCGGGCCAACCGGCCCACAAGGAATTACAGGCAACACTGGCAATCCTGGACCACAAGGACCAACAGGCGCAGTAGGACCGACAGGCGCAGTAGGACCGACAGGCGCAGTAGGACCTCAAGGTCCACAGGGTGTAGCTGGTCCACAAGGACCACAAGGACCTAGCGGTCCACAAGGAGTAATTGGGTTCACAGGGTTCACAGGACCAACAGGACCAACTGGTGTTGCTGGTCCGCAAGGCACTGTAGGACCGACCGGGCCTCAAGGTGTTGCAGGGCCAACCGGACCAGCAGGCGGGCCTCAAGGACCAACTGGACCAAGCGGTATTAATGGACCGACTGGACCAAGCGGGCCAGCAGGCGGGCCTCAAGGACCGACTGGTGTTGCGGGACCAACTGGACCACAAGGTGCAATTGGACCTCAAGGACCAACTGGTGTTGCGGGACCAACTGGTGCAAGTATTATTGGACCAACAGGACCAACAGGTGTTGCTGGCCCTACAGGAGCTTCTGGACCTCAAGGACCAGCAAGCACTGTAGCGGGGCCAACTGGCCCACAAGGACCGAGTGGTGCTACGGGACCGAGTGGTGCTACAGGGCCAACTGGACCACAGGGTGCAACTGGACCACAGGGTGCAACTGGACCACAAGGACCAAGTGGTGCTACAGGGCCAACTGGACCACAGGGTGCTACGGGGCCAACTGGGCCTCTGTATACTAACACCGTGAATATTATTAATTACGGCGCTGATGCCACAGGTGCTAGCGATTCTTCCTCTGCTATACAAAGTGCCATCAATAGTTTAAGTTCTGGGGTTGTATTATTTCCTCCAGGAACCTATTTAATAAACACTGGGTTGACTATGAAGCCAGGTGTAGAATTAAAAGGTGTTGGAACTAACAGTGTTACATTAACTGCTGGCAACAACTCGATGACTTTAATATCTTACCTTAACAATTCAGCTGCCTATGCCAGTAATTTTGTCATAGAGAATTTAACCTTAAGTACTAACGGAAAAACTAACTGTACAGGTATAGCATTACAAGGATCAGATACAAGTCACAGATTAAACGCTGTAAAAATAAACAATGTTAGTTTAAATGGCGCATTTAACACAGGAACATACCTAGCATATTCTGCTAACAATTTCTTGAATAATATAGCGGCCCAGTCTGTTGTAAATGGTATCTACATTAATGTCTGTACCGATACTAATATTGTAGACTGTAATGTACAAAACGGCACTGGCGCTGGATTTAAAATCCAAGGCAATGCTACCGATAATGCCAATGCTTTTGACGAAGGTACTAGACTAGTGGGCTGTACCACTAACGGACAAACCTATGGATTGTATTTGGATACAGTAAATTGGGGAATAGTAAGTGGTTGTAGTTTTACAACTGATCCTAGCAGTGGTAATAGTTTATATGCTACAGGTGCTTGCCAACATTGGAAATTTTCTGGATGCGAATTTGCCAGCGGTACTGGTGGCGGAACTGGTGTAAGCATTGTGTCAAGTACAGTACAGGGCTTGGTATTCTCTGGTTGTGAAGTGGCTGCAAGCACATTTGGCCTAGTATCAGCAGGAACAGATATTGTTATTAGTGGCTGTAATTTCAATAATAACACTAATGTGGACATTGACCTACAATCTGGTGCCAGCAAGCATTTGATAGTGGGCAATATACTACAGAGTAGTGGATCGGCATTTTCAATCGTAGAAAGTAGTGGTGCTAACTACACTTTGATAGGAAATAACATGGTTAAAGGCTCAATATCTCTAACTGGGGCTCAGTCTACACAAAACAACAATATGGCAATACCATAATTTACCCAGTATAAATACACTACTATGAACAATTCAACATCGACATCTAAGCCAAACGAAATGGGCTCTTTACGGATTCAAGGGCATATCAAGATCTTTGATCCAGAAACCAAAGAAGTTTTTATTGATAAGCGTAATGCTATTCATTATGAAAACTTTTCATTAGCACTAGCTCGTAGTTTGAGCAATCAAGGATATGGGACTATTGCTGAAATGAGCTTTGGCAACGGCGGTACTCGTGTTGATCAAACTGGTATTATCACATACTTAACACCTAATGTCATTGGGACTAATGCTAATTTGTACAATCAAACCTACTTTAAAAATATCGATGCACATAGCAATGCGGACCTAGATCCTGCTAGAAATTACATGGAAGTTCGCCATGTATCTGGTGCACCTTATTCAGATATTTTAGTCAGTTGCTTGTTAGACTTCGGTGAGCCATCCGGGCAACAGGCGTTTGATAATGCTACAAACAGTGATGGTGTTTTTGTGTTTGATGAATTAGGTCTTAGAGCATACACACCCGATGGGCAGGGCATGGGAGATTTATTGACCCATGTTATTTTCCACCCTGTACAGAAATCATTAAACCGTATGATACAGATTGACTACACCGTAAGAATACAGAGTCTTACTAGCGGAATTTAATCATGACCTATAACCTAAAATATTCAGATCCGACTAAGACTACAGGTGTAATAGTACCGGATATGCCTCCGGGTATTAATACAGCTGATACTAGTCTAAGCCTTATCGGCAAAGGTTATCCAAATTATGGTCAAGCAACTGCTCAAAACTTTCTAAATCTTTTAGAGAACTTTGCTGGTCCTATTCCTCCGCAAAATCCCATCGAAGGTCAATTATGGTATGACACTAGCGATCCTCTAAATAAAAAATTAAGGATAATGGACGGGTCGGCTACTGCGGCTCGTTGGCCTAGTGCCAATGGGATTTATCAACAAGGTGTTGATCCTAAGTCTACTAATACTGTAAGTTTAAAGGCTGGAGACATTTGGGTAGATACAGTTAACAATCAGTTAAAAATTTATTCAGCTGGCAATTGGTCTACAGTCGGTCCTTCGACATCTACTAATACTGGTGCAGTTGTTGCTAGTGTCCCTGCCGCAACTGGAGGCCCTTACAATGTAATTTTAAATAAATCTAATGGCACTATTGTATCGATCATATCAGATACTGCATTTACTCCTAATCCAGTGATTGCAGGGTTTAGTTCTGTACAAGTTGGAATAACTTTAAATTCGACCAGTAAAATTACAGGACTAGTTGATAGAGCACAACAGTTAGCATTGAGTTCTGGTGCAGTTATTCCTTCTGATAATTTCTTAAGAAAAGATGATTCGACAATCCATGGGCAAACTATAACTGGTAGTTTATATTTTAGCACTCCCAGTAACCAAGCTGGTGCGGCCAATAGAGACGGTATAGTTATTAATGTTGCAGGACAGCCTTATTCTGAATACATTCAGTTTTATAAAGATATAACTACCGCTGGTTTAAATTCTGCGGTTATTGCTAATAACAGAGCTACAGGGAATATTGTTCTTAGAATTGGTAATTCTGGAATAGTTACAGTTGGCAGTCAACAGGTAACAGTAGCAACAAGCCTAACAGTTAATAGTGGAACAACAGTTGTTGGTATTTTAACAGCAACAAATATTGTCGCTATTAACAATATAACAGTATCTGGCAATTCATTAGTTAAACAAAATTTTGCAGTTGCAGGGGTATCTACAGTATCAGGAACACTAACTGTGGGAACACCGGTAGGTAGCGGAACTGCTATTGTCCCTGCTACTACAGGAACATACGATGTTGGCTCATCTTCAAACCCGTTTAGAACAGTTTATGCTCAAACAGTTTATGCATCTAACTATAACTCTGCTTCCGGCACCTTACAATTATGGGCAGGGTCTACTTCTACTAACAAAATTCCTTCTGGTTGGAAAGTTTGTGACGGTACTACTGCTACTACTTCTACCTATGTAGGATTATTCTCTGTGATCGGATATCAGTACGGGAAATGGAATAATGGAGAAGCGATGTATCTTCCTAATCTAGCAGTATCTTCACCCATTCCAGGCGGAACTACAGCAACCTACTATATAATTAAGATATAATATGGCATATACAATTTTAAACACTAACGGCACAACTCTAGTTCAAATACCAGATGGTACTGTTGATCAAATTGCAACCAGTGTTACCCTAATAGGTAAAAATACGAACGGGTATGGACAGTACTACAATGAAAACCTTGTGCAGATGTTATCAAATTTTGCTAACACCGCCGGAAGCCCTCCCCGCAGTCCGTTGAAAGGTCAACTATGGTATGATACTACTGCTAAGAAATTAAATGTCTACGACAACGGATTTAAGTCGATTAGTGGTGCTATAGTTTCTGCTACCCAGCCAGTTAATCTAACGGTAGGCGATCTGTGGTACGATACTACAAATGCACAACTTAATATATATTCAAATAACACAGCAACAGTTATAGGACCTCAGTTTTCTAGCACACTAGGAAAAAATGGTTGGGTAGTTCCGCCTACTTCTGCTCCTATCAAAGATCAGTATAGTAATTCCCAGCAGGTAACTGTAATGTATGATTATAATTATCCTGTAGGAATTATTAGCAAGACTGCATTTGTAATGTCTGCAAACGATTCTCAAACTTATTATTCTACATCAACTGCAACAGTGGTACAGGGATTAACTATCAATGGTGATATATCCTTTACCGGACAGCTGATGCAAAAGTATCTGTCAGTTAACATTGATATTGATAAATTGCTAAACGGGCAGAATGTTGATGTAAGTAACAAGACACAAGTTGATACAAATCAAAATCCTGCAATACTCAGTATTTTAACTAAAATGTTCCCACCGAGCGGCAGTACTGCTGTGACCCTAGTCAAAGAATCAGGGCTACCTGTTGGAGCAGAATGCAGAGTGCTTTGTAACTACAGCTTGCCTAGCCCGGGCTATCAAGTTCGTAGATTTGTAATTATTAAACCAACCGGATTGAATCCTGTATGGAGCATATTACCAACTGGTGCTTCCGGACCGGTACAAAATTTAGTATCTTAAGGATAGCACATGGCATACGATTTATATAAAAGTGATAAAGTAACTCTACTAGTTGAACTAGTAGATGGTGTAGTTGATAATACACATGCTAGTATCAGCTTCATTGGAAAGAATGTTTCTAACTATGGTACAGTTCAGAATGAAAATTTTCTTTGGTTACTAGAACACTTTAACAACAATCAACCTCCTGCCAATGCTATGGCTGGACAACTTTGGTTTGATGCAACTGCCAACAGATTAAGATTGTATGACACTAATTCTGTTTGGAATCAGGTTCCTACTGTAATATATAATTCTACTGCCACGAATCAAACTAATGGCGACTTTTGGTATGATAGCACAAACGATCAATTAAAAGTTAAAACTGCCAATGGCTATATTTTAATCGGACCGAATTCTGCGGCAACTACTGCACAACGATTGGCAAGATCAGCTAATATCAATGGTGTACCATTTGACGGCACTACTGATATTACTGTGACTTCAACATTAACTAATTCTATATCAACGGGATCGTATATTCTGGGTGCTGCCTTTAACGGGTCAAACGCTACTACATGGTCAGTTGATACAGGTGTTGTAAACACTGCTACACCTTATAAAGTGGTAGCTAGAGATAGCGTTGGTGATATTTGGTATAAAGTAGGGCATGGACAAGCATCTTCTACAGTCTACGCTGATTTAGCAGAAAAATATCTGTCTGATGAAGATTATCCAGTTGGCACAGTAGTATCAGTTGGCGGCGACAAAGAAGTTACGCAATGTCAGATTGGAGATAGACCCATCGGTGTAGTCAGCGGCAAGCCAGGTTATATGATGAACAGTGACCTAGAGGGCGGGACCTATATTGCTCTAAAAGGCCGTGTGCCAGTAAGAGTACAAGGAGTACTGGCTAAAGGTGACCTATTAGCCGCTGGTAATAACGGTACTGCACAAAACATGTGGATCAATGATGGAATCGCTTTTGCAGTTGCTCTAGAAGACAGTGATGGAAGCAAGACTGTGATTGAAGCAGTTGTCCTATAAATATTTTAAAAGAGTAAACTATGCCTTATATTTTAAAGAAAACTAATGGAGTAACTTTAACCACAGTTAACGATGCATCGTTAGATATTACTACGAATTTAACCTTTGTAGGTAGAAACTATTCAGGATATGGGCAACCGATTGATCAAAACTTTCTTTATCTATTAGAAAATTTTGCTAGTTCTACAGCCCCTACTAAACCGATCCAAGGACAACTTTGGTTTAATAACAGTACACACCAACTTAATTTAAACTACGATGGTAAAAACTTTATAGGTTTGGCCAGCCTAAGTGTTAACTCGACTGCTCCTACAGTTACAAATGAGGGAACACTATGGTGGGACAGTATCAATAAACAGTTATATGCTTTTGATGGTTCTCAGTATACTATTATTGGACCACAGCAGTCTGGTGTTGCCAACTGGCAAGCAGTCAGAGAACCAGGACAAGGTATCGATCTACCTGTTCCTATTCTTAAAGGTGTAATTGGAAATAGCACTGTTGCAGTCTTATCCAATTCAGATTTTAATACTGATCCTACGCTATCGACTCTACATTCAACATTCCCTGTTATACAACAAGGATTGACTATTGCTAATGCCGATGCGGCAACAGGAATTTCTGCGAGTTCGACAAGCTCGGGATATATGGTTTGGGGAACAGCGGCCCATTCGTTACTAGCAACCAATGCTACTACTGCCTCATCAGTTGCAATTACTAATGCTACTACTGTTAACGCAACATATTATTTGGCATTATCAAGCACATACGGGAATAGTAGTGTTATATCAGCTGACAGCGATTTATCTTTTAATCCTAGTACTAACACAATGGGATCGTCATCGATTGTATTTTCTGGAGCCGCAAGTGCTGCCAAATATGCTGACCTAGCTGAACGATATGAAGCAGATGCTGTGTACGAAGTAGGAACCGTTTTAGTAATCGGCGGAGAAAAAGAAGTTACAGTTACAACACAATTTGCTGATACAAGGGTAGCGGGTATAGTATCTAAAAACCCAGCCTATATGATGAATTCCGAGGCAGGATCCGACGAAACTCACCCCTATATTGCCTTAAAAGGACGAGTTCCATGCAAGGTTCAGGGCTATGTTAAGAAGGGCGACCTAATCGTAACTAGTAGTACAGCCGGGTACGGAATCGCCGCTAATAGTGTATTTGGTGGAGCAATAATAGGAAAAGCCCTAGGAAATCAATCCGGGGGCTTTGGTGTAGTTGAAGTATTGGTAGTCTAAACTGCCATTGGCGCTTTAATAGCTTCGTGGCTTTCGTAGCCTTCTAATCCTATATCTTCCATTTCGAATTCTGTGATAACAGAAATATCTGGATTTAATTTTAAACTAGGTAATGCTAACGGCTTACGGCCTAGTTGTTCTTTCACTTGATCAAAGTGATTGTTATAGATGTGGGCATCGCCGACAGTGATAATCAAATTGCCAACTTCTAAATTGCATACTTGTGCAATCATATGTGTGAATAATGCATATGATGCAATGTTAAATGGCACTCCAAGAAACATATCTGCTGACCGCTGATACATCTGGCAACTTAATTTACCATTGGCAACATAAAACTGTGCCATCATATGACATGGTGGAAGCGCCATTAAATCAAGTTCACCGGGATTCCATGCTGTAATAATGTGTCTACGGCTATAAGGATCTTCCTTGATGCCTGCAATCAGTTCTAATAACTGATCGTGATTTTGAAGTACAACCTTGTTGACACGAACTAAGGGCTTACGCCACCTACGCCATTGTACACCATATACTCGACCTAGATCGCCGGGGTGGCGCTGTAGTCTCTTTTGCACCCAGTAAGGCGCAGTAGCATTATCAGACCAAATAGTTTTTTTATCTGAATAACGATTGCCGTATAAGATTTCTTTTAAACGATTTTCGTCACCGCTACCTTCTATAAACCAAAGTAATTCGCTAACAACTGCTTTCCAGGCCAGTTTCTTTGTAGTAACTGCTGGAAAGCCTTCTGTTAAATCAAAACGCATTTGGAGACCGAAGATACCGCGTGTGCCTATGCCTGTACGATCAGGACGATCGTCGCCGTTATCTAAAATATCTTTTAATGCGTTAAGGTATGCTTGCTCTGGATGCATTATTCAACTTCTGCTGTTACTTCTTTTTTCTTCTTGCTCTTTGGAGGATCAAGTTCATCTGCCTTCTTACGAAGTTGTTGAGCCTGCTTAAACAATGCATCTGCTTTTGAACGGAGCTCTGTAGGAGTCATTGTCTCTAATAAATCCTTAGCTTGAGCTTCTGCTTCTGCTGTAACTTCAACTTTTGGTGCAGGAGTTTTAGGATTAGGTTTTGAACCATCAGTAACTGCTAAATCGTCAACAGTCAGACCTTTTTGGTCAGCAATAATCTTATTCAACTCATCCAATTGAATACTCTGCTGTGTAGTGGGAGTCATTAAAACCAAGTTGGTAGGAACTTTCTTAAGATGCCCACGAGTATGTAAAAACTCTAGCATATTACTACCGTCTGGGAATCTGCGTACAGCCAGGACATCGGCTAGTTCATTAGCCTGTTGTCCTGTTTCCTCTTGTACTAGTGCCATCAATGAATCATGATATGCATCAGGGAGACCTTGGGTTCCGACTACCAATGCACTATTTGAATCACCTGGCAATGTGCGATAGGCAATAACTACCCTCGCACTATTGTTTTTCATCTTTCCAATATGTTTGATAGCCATGATCTATCTCCTTAAGCTGTCGGTGCTGGTGCGCTGTCAGCTGGTGCTTGTTGCGGTGCAACTGCATTTAAGAAAGTGTTAAGGCGATCAAAAACTGCACCTACGGCACTTGCTTCACTTGCACCAAATGCACCGCGACGCACCGCTGTGTCTACGATAGCTCGTAGATTTTGTAAGTCGTTTAAACTAAATTCTGGAGCAGTTGGTTGTTGTGCAGGAGCTTCAACTGCTGGGCTTGCCATTTGTGCTTGTTCGTTGTTATCCATTTTTAAATTTCCTTTGTGTTAACATGTAAATAGGGACATCCTAAAGTCAGCATTAAAAGTTCCTTAGGATCTTCTAAACCGACTTCTATTACCTCAATCATTTTTACATTTTGATCAAGTGTAAAATTCTTCTTTATTGAATACCTACTATTCAAATTGTAGTTTATCCAATGTTCAAGCAGTTTAATATCAACTAACTTGTTAATTGATATTTTGGTAAAGTGTTCTGGAATGAAAGATAATTTCCTACATTCCAAAACACCTAACGGATTAACTTCACCTCTACTGAGCGACATTAACTACCTACTTATTTATAGTGCGCTGTCTGACCATGGGGTGCAATTATGGAATCGTCACCGTGTACAATAAACAATGTATCACAGTAATCCCCATCGCCCCAACTACCGCAAGGGTAGCCATCTGTAAACATAATAAATTTCTTAGGCTGGATATCTTGATCTTTCATAAAAGACCAGTTGACATCAAAATCAGTACCACCACCGCCTTTACATTCATAGCTCATAATGTCGTCGGCAGTGTCACCTGTAAATTGAGCGTAGTTATAGACGTCTGTATCAAAGCACCAGATATCTAATTTAAAATCTTTGTATTCTTCCATAATGCCCTTGACTTCTGATAGAAAGTCATTGGCCATTTTGTCGCTAATACTGCCCGACATATCAATTGCAACACATACATCGATAGTTTCTTCGTTCATCATTCCGGGCAATACTGCACCGCAATGTTGCGATTTACGATTTGGACGAGTAAAACTAAAATTGCTCTTAAGAATACTTTGGATATTCATACGCAAGAGTTGACGCCAATCCATCTTAGGCTCTGTAAAGCTCTGGATCATTCTAGCAACACCTGCAGGCACTTTACCCGCACCTGCGGCCTGTGCGGCCGCAACCATTGCTTCTTTGATCTCATCGCGGATCTGTTTCTTTTCTTCTGCTGTTAACTTAGGACGGCCCTTGCCTTTACCACTGCCATCAACTTCTTCGCCTTCACTCTCTCCATCGCTCTCGCCTTCTCCGTCGAGATGCTCGTCCAACAGTTCTCCTAGGCTAGACATGTCGATTTTGATAGCTTTCTTCTCGACATCGTCATAAATCTGTTCATATGACCAGCCGCGGTATTTGTTGTCTTGGAAAATCTTAATCCAATCCGGAACTTCACCGATGCGTTCATCTTTAAGGATTTGATTAGCGGCATAGTCTGCGGCAATGTTCGACAGTTGGGGGTCACGATGATCTCGACGCCCCATATGATCAAATACATTGTGTAAGACTTCGTGTGCAAAACCAAACTCTGCTTGTTTAGGAGTCAGCTTGTTTACAAAGTCGTTTGAGTAATAAAAGTTGCGACCATCTGTAGCCAGTGTAGAACACCAGTCACTTGCATCGATCAGTTTCATACGAGTTGCCAAATTTCCAAAGAATGGATGACGAAGCAACAGGCCGACGCGAGCTGTAATAAGTTTTTCTACAATCTTATTCTTTTCGGACTCAGTAAAGACACGGCGCTCTTGTTTGGCGATATCTTTGTTAGCTGTTGATGTTTTGGCTGACATAAATGCTCCTGTTTAAAAGTATATTATACACGAATTTATTTAATTTGTCAATAAAAAAGCCCCGAAGGGCTTAAATTATTCCATTGCCTGGATAATATACTTTCCGTATTGCTCATGGAAGCGATCAAAGTTTTCCAATTTGCTAGCATCAAACGGTAACTGATAGTTAGTCAATGCTACTTTGGCACCCATAACAACCAACTCTGTTGGGAAATTATCCATCATAAAGCCAAAGAAGTTGTCTGCCATTTGATCCCAACCTTTAACTTTCTTCTCATGTGCAGTCTGGAGCTCATAGCACATTGACACGGTTAAAGAATACATTGCAGAGATTTCTTTAATGTTAGACTTCTTAATCTTGCCTGCTAGGATATCTTCTGGCTTAGGCATCTGTTTAGCAACACGACGATGTGCCATAAACTTAACAGCAAGGCCTTCACCCACAGCACCTGCTACCAAATCAGTAAGAGTGCTTTCTGGCAAGTCGTCATCTGTGAGCAACTCGCTTACAAAACTCCACGAACGGGGAGTAGCAAATGCACGGCTTGACGATTTCGGATCAAAGTCATAAAGATCTTGTTTAGCAAAGCCAATATAACCAACAACTTGTTCATGCACCTTGTTCATAACAGCCCACTCCAACCAATCTTCGTAGTCAGACTTGAGTTCAATGTGAACGAAACGATTAGCCAACGGGCTAGGCATACGATAAGTAACACCCTTGTCAGTTTCACGGTTACCTGCGGCAACAATTGAAACACCTTTTGGCAAAATGTATGTACCAACACGACGGTTAAGCACCAACTGGAACGCCGCCGCCTGTGTAGCAGGAGCCGCAGAGTTCAATTCATCTAAGAAAAGAATAGCAGTAGATTCTGGATCTGTAGGCAATTCTGCAGGAGGAGCCCAGCTCATTGTATTGAGCGTACTATTGTAATAAGGAATACCTTTAATGTCAGTAGGTTCCCACAAGCTCAAACGGACATCGATAACTTCGCGGCCTTGCTCGTTACCGATTTGTTTAACGATATCGGATTTGCCAATACCTGGAGGGCCCCACATGAACACTGGGCGTTGAATTTTAACGCACTTGCGAAGACTGCGTTTTGCTTCGTTAGGGGTAACTGTACGATTGCTGGAAATTTTCTCTGCCATAATAAACTTTCTGGTTAGTGTTTAAAAATGTTGAACAACTACTGTTTCAACATGTATATATTATACGACAGATCTAACAATATGTCAAGCAGATTTTTGTCTTTCTGCCTTGATAGCCCCATATTTTCTAATGTTGCCAGAAAACAACACTAGCTGTATAGCCATTTTTTCGGCAAATACAAAGATTTCTTTTTTAGTTAGATAAAATGGGCAATCAATAAAGTGGTCTAGCCAAATAATCAATTGATTAGTCATTTCGATTGGTTCGTCAAACTTAACTCTGTAGGTTTGGATACCTGCTTTAACCAATGCTTCGAACCCTAGATCGGAAAGTTGGAGTCCGCTGTTCTCTTTTTGGCGGGTACTTAACCACCATGTACCCAATGCCTGTTTAAGATTCTTCTCGTCGTATTCGGGTTTTAATATACTTAATGCTTGACGAGTTGTTTCAAGTTTGAGATTCATCGGTTATCTTCTCTCCGGTCGTTAGTTTATAAATAGAGAAATCCGATGTTTGAAACAATTTGTTGAGTTTTTCGGAAAGATTAAATGCATGTCCGCTGTTGGAAAAACTAACTTTTTTATATTTAGGACCTAGATGCTGTACAACACTACTGGTCTTTAGATTAATAGGTTTATCTTGATAAAAGACCGCCCAAATGGCATCGGCTTCTAAAACTTGTTCTGTTTTATAAGATTTTTTATTAGTTATTTCTAATAATACCTTTGGCTTTGGCCTGCTCATATATACGCCTTTCCGATAAGTGCGTATATATTTATCCGAATTGCTTAAAAATTACCACCGTCCATGCTAATAGTAATATTATCGGGTTGGGCAGTTGCAGGTGCTTGATCCAATTCTCCTGCTAGTCGTGTCATAACAACACTAAGACTATTTTGAAGATCTGTAACTTCTTTAATAGAAAGACTAAGACTGCGCTGATTACTTTTAATAGCAACACGGGCCTTGTCCAAAAAATCTTCTATAGGTAATGTATTCAGTTGTTTCATGATTTGTTAATATTATTTAACATAGATTTCATTTCAGATTCAGTCTTAAACGGTCCGTGAAATGGATATCGTTCTAATGTAATAAGTTTTGGGCAAAAACTCTTTACCCATCCTTTTCGAAACTGTATTACATAATACCCTGCACAATATTGACTTTTGCTCTTTGCACTTTTGGCATACAAAGGTAATTTTTGTCTAACACTATATACAGGTTCGTAGGGTTTAGAACTGCATGGATAATCATATATGGAAAATATTTTATTATCAGCACTATCTCCGCGAGCTTTTTTAACACCCTCTTCAAATAAAGCAATACCTAATTCATTTTTTAAATCGTTTAATGAAGGAAAGTCTAGTTTTCTACCTTGTTTGTAAAAGGTATAACCTTTTTTAGCTTTAGATATTGAACCTAACTTACTATCCCCATCCTTTATTAGCCATTCTTTGTTTGGTACTAACACTTTGGCTGTTGAATTCATTTTACATACCTCGCATTTAACGGTTCGGCATAACTTGTAACCTGCTCACTGACCTTGACTAAATCATATTCTGCACAGAATTTAAGTAGTCTAACGCCAACCTGTGGAATACTTTTATCTGCTGTGGTAGCATTATTAATTGTTTCTTTAATCAGTTCTTTAATATTATCTGGTTGTGCGGTAAGATCGCATAGTACCACATTACGACTATAATCATCTAATACCCGATGTTCGACATCTTCGTGATCTACCCACTTCTGCAACATCATATTGTTCCAATTATATCCTTTGTTGCTTCTATCGGCAAAGGCTTCACGGAGACCAACTTTATTCTTTGTGCCTTTTTCACGAACTCCCGGATAAGCACTAAAGATGTTGTCGGAGGTGTCTCCACGCATACACTTCTCAAATAGAAGCCAGGACGGATCCGGCGCGGGCTTGTCTTGTTTAGTTTTCTTATCAATAACACGCTTACCTTTTTCATCAAAGTATCCTTCGTGTGTAGTGGTAATCTGCATTACACCATTGTACTGTTTTACATTAGGTGCAATCAATTGTGCAAAATCTCCATCTGTCGAGATAATAACATGGTTATCATTTGGATGTGCTTGAATAAAGCCGGCAATCAAGTCATCTGCTTCTAGTTGAGGATGGTGTAATACTGTACTGTTAGTCTTGTTGATAATGAAATCTTTAAACTGATCAAAAGTTTCCCAAAAGATCTTTTCTTCTTCTGCTTCGGATACAGTATGTTTGGCTCTAGCTTCAGTCCGCTGTGCCTTATAGGGAATATAGAAATCTTTGCGCCATGATCGACCTTCGAGACAGAAGATAACATGGTCACCTTTAAAGTCACGCCAGGCCTTGCGAATACTGCCCAATACAGTTTGCAAACTCATTCCAACTTTTTCACTAGCATCGCCACGCACAACATGCCGAGCACGAAAGAATGTGTTAGCAGTATCTACAAGAATATATGTTTTTGCCATTAAGAAACCTCAGACTTTCCATTACCTAAATTATTCACATTAATAAAGCCTGCACCTCTACGGCTCATGTCTACGCCTTCTTCTTCGCCGACATTGCGACATAGTTCGCTGAACCATTGATCTACAATAGCTTCGTCGTTATCGCCTGTATAACCGGCGGTCTTTAATTGTACTACAAAATACTCATTCCAGTCTAGTTCAAAAAACCCGTTACGGATATTGTCTTTGTTAACATGAGTATCTAATACTGCTACCCAAGGCTCTTTCTTTTCTGTAGCAATCTCTTTTGGAGTTTTCAAAACTTCGGCAAGTTTGGCTTCAGTTTCGGCAACCTTTTTATTAGCCTCGTCGACATGACTTGCCATTTGCTGAGCCGCTTTTTCCATACGGTCCGCTCGTTCTTCGATCTTATCTAGACCCAATATCTTTTTAATAAAATTTTTCATTTAAGTCCCCCACTCATTTTTAAACAACGGTACCTGGAGTCGATCACTGTATCGCCAGCCTCGCTTCATTGCGGCAAAGGCCACGGATTTAGCATTAAGACTGTAAACAGACTCAACACCGCCGACAGGCATAATGTATATGTGACCTTTAAAGCCAGCCGCTCTAAATTCGTTAACTGCTCGTTCTGCATCTTTAATATCTTCTTCTGCTGAAACTACAAATTTCAAATAGGCTGTGCCATACTGCTCATACTCACAAACACGCTCGGGTTTAATAGCATCTTCCCACGGCTCACCGCTTACAGGTAGTTTTGCACTAACGCTAAATGTAATTTCTCTTTCTGGATTTGCATCTACCCAGCTACGCAGATACTCTTTAAAATCTTTTGTCAAACGCATGGTACCGTTTGTTTCGAATGTAATTTCTTTTAACCCTGCCATCTTAGGATGATTGAGTAAATCTGGATATTGCTTTTGCCACCCTAACAGTGGCTCCCCGCCTGTAATTACAAGATGCTCATCTCGCCATTCACCGTGGGGCAATATCTGCATAATGCGTTCTGCGATAGCATCTGTACTAAGCATCGGGCTAAGATCCTTGAAACTAGGATGCCAGCTGGCATAACTATCGCACCCTGTGGATACTAGCGGAAGCTGTTTGTAATCAGTAAAATGATGTACTACTTCTGCAATTTCATCTGCCTCTGTACTCAATTGTCCCTTAGGCATACCAAAGCCGGCACATTTAAAATTACAACCGAAAGTACGCAAGAAAACGGACGGTACACCCATGTAGCGTCCTTCACCTTGAATACTGTAAAACAATTCTGCTATTTTAATATTACTCATTCTATTCCTTTACATAGTGTAAGTTTACTATAAATATTTAGGCAAGTCAACTAGTATGAACAAATTAATAACCAAAATATATTGGAATCTCAGTGATCACTGTAAGGCAGAATGTGATTATTGCCCTACCCATTTTCGAGGCGGCGAGTTGATACATGAAACTCCGGATTACCTAAGAGTGGCAAAATTATTAATTGACTCTTATTCTGCTCAGGGTAGAATTATTGATTGGGAATTCGACGGAGGTGAACCGCTCGATCTCGATGATCCAGTTACACTGTTAAAGCTATGTAGAGAAAATGGGCTATCGATGAAGCTACATACCAATGGCGGTCGACTGTGGCTGGATTGGTGGGCTATTGAACCTTATGTAGATAACCTGCATCTTTCTTATCACTATTGGCAAAACCCTGCGCTTGTCAAATATATTGTCGATACCTTTCAGAAGAAAGGAAAACAGTTTCATGTATCAATTCCAATCAGGCCAGATCATTTTGAGGAAGATATGGCCAGAGTTAATCTAGTGGAATCGGATCACGGTATCACTGTTGGTAAGGCAGTACTATACAAAAATGCCGATAGGACTGGCGGAATGTTTAATTATAATTCAGAACAATTGGCAATAATGAGCGGAGTTAAAATTGCCAAGATCCGGGAAGTGCAACCACCGCCGGTAGTGGAAGAAATTATCAAACAAGCACCTTTGGTTAAAGAAAAAGTTGTGTTCGAAACAACAACTTGGAATGAAAGATATAAAGAAACCTACAGTAAAAATCCTGTGTATACGGGACAATTATGCAATGTAGGTGTTGAGCATTTGAGAATAAGTCACGGCGGCTGGGTGGCAGGTAGTAACTGCAATAATCAACCTCTAGGTAATATCTGGGATGAAGGATGGGCGCCTCCGTCTACTCCGCAGGTATGTACTATGCTAGCCTGCGTAGACTCGTCGGATCAGAAAATTACAAAATTTCCTGTTTAGCGAGAGGGTTGTGTTTCTCGAAATCTTTCTAAAAAACTTTCTAGATAACAACTATATTCTTCATGGGTACTTATTTTCATATAATGTACCCATGTTTCTCCTTCACTTTCGACAAGCACAGTATCAATAACACGAAATGTATCGGACGCACTGACCCACATGCTGCCTGGTTTAGGTAAGTTCTTCATATATATTAGACCATTTTTTAAGTTTTTCAATCTTTGCTTCTTTGGCAATTGCAAGATTATCTGCCGATACTATACCTAGCTCTAGCATAATATCAACCATTGCAAGCATGTCGCCTAGTTCTTCTTCTAAGTGTTCTCGATTTGTTTTGGGTTTTCCGGGTTTAAGATTGTCAATTCCAAATCGACTAATTTTACTAATTGCTTGAATTACTTCGGCACATTCCTCTTGGGTAATGTCCATTACTTCTTTTTCTTTTTCATTCATTTTAAATCTGCTCGCTTTGTTCTTTTAGATAAGTTTCATAATGAATCCATTCGTTCTTAACAAGGAATCCCCATTCGCGCTTTTTTGGGCCTACGAAAAATAATGTCCATGCAGTAACATCTGGGTCTAATTCAATACGATGATAGTTGTGCATCTTACCGAACCTAAAACTACCAGGACCACGCCATACCTTTACTTCACAGGATAGTTTACCCTGTTCATCAAATTGGGGCAACCATTCCCAGTACCCACCTTTGAGAATAATAGTGAAATAGTTCCAAGGATGGTCATGCACATGATCTGGATCAGATTTTAGGAACTTGTGTAGGAATACATTGTAGGGGAATGTCACACGCTCTTTAAACAGAACATAATAACGCTCTAGGTATGGTTCTCGATCTTGTCGATCCATAATGATGCGCTTACGACCATTACGATCTAGAAAATTTAGAAACGCTTCAGTAATTCTTGACATGAGAAAAATCTTTCTGTTAAGTCTATTGTTTGTTTATGAAGTTGTGGTAATCTTTTTTCGTAGTGTGTCATGGTAACAATAATATGATGACACAGTTCTTGCCTATGTGCTAGGTAGCTATTCCAATCCTGTGTCCACTCGCTTGGATATTTGAATCCTTCGTAATACATTTCTGTATACGATAAACGATCCGGTACCATAGGAATGGCATCGACTACTGCACCTTCGTAACAACTAATACCTAAGGTTTCTTG